TTATTGGCGAAATATTTTTTCGTATTCCCGTTGCTTTTTAAGCAATTTTTTATCCTGCTGGCCAGATGTTTTCAAAGTCGCAATTTTGATGAGCCACGCGAGTAAAAATGTTCCGAAAAATGTAGCACTCAAAATCCCGAAAAACAAACTATCGAAAATAAGCCAAATTAAAAAAGTGAAAAACGAAAATATGAATGAAAAAGCCATCCATCCTCCGACAGTCATTTTGACGGGTTTTCCGTTTTCGGCTAACTCTTTCTGCGCTTTGGAATATCCCCCTGCGAAATAACTATAACCGCAATCCAAGCAAGTAATTTTTATCTTATTACTTCCGATGGTTCCGGCTGCTGCCCCTATGGGGCCGACCAACAAAGTGCCTGCGACGGCTTTTTTGCCGCTGAACCCTTTTTTGTCTACATAAACATTCAGACTGTTGCATTTGGGACATCTATTTTCCATAATTCGCGTTTTTTGTTGTCATTTGCTATGTTGCAGAACGGCACAAAAAAACGCAGGCGTCCCTCGTAAGTCAAGAGGCATCGCCAAACGCCCGAAATCCCAACAAGGAAACGCCCACGCAGAACGCAGGCGTTTCACCATTGTTTTTGAGATTTCTGTTGAAATTGGCGATTTCCTTGACCTCAAACAATAGCAAACGCTATTATAGTATATATTTCGCTACCAAGATAGGAAAAATTCCTCAATGTGCGAAAAATAGCATCCAGATACTACCGCTATATGACTTAAATAAGCCGCCGGGCCAGCGAAAGGATGTTTTTTCGGCATATGATAGCAACGACAGCCAGCAACACCCAAAACCCGCGCATCTTCGTCTGTTGCCACCATGTCAGTTTGCGCTCGACCTCGATTGTTTCGGTATTCGTCCGGTTTTGGTAGATGATGCTGTCCCGGTATATCACTTCCTTTTCGGTCGATACGGGCCGTTTTTGCGGCTTGTTTTCGAGCGAATGGAACAATGCTCCGTCCGGGTTGATTCGGGCGTCGGAAATGGCAAAAGACGTTTCAAGATGGCTGGTAGTATCTCGAACGGTTTGCCGCTCGCGTTCGGCAGGAACATCAACGAATACAGTATCGGGAATGCGCTCGGTACGCACAACCGTTTCGACCCGCACGCTGTCGCGCGTGGAAGTTGTCAGGTGTCGGCATGGACAGCAGGCGGTCATGGCCGCCAGAATGATGATGAAAAGAATGTTCTTCATTATGCTCGGAATTTGATGTCGTTGATTCTGTTTTTCCAACCCTTGAGAAACCGGGCCTGCGTTGGGTTGCGTCGCACGATGTCTTCCACAAACCTGATGCGTTCGTCGTGTATTCGGGCGAAAAACGCGGCAGGTACTTGGGCGTTGAGTGCTGCGATTGTCTTGGGGCCGACGATGCCATCGGCAACAACTCCCAACACGCGCTGCGGAATTTTGATGCCATGAACACCGGATGCCCACACCCAATCTACGAGGATGTTGGCAACCGATTGATTGTTGATTTGGTCAGCCCGCCACCTGTCCCAATACCCAGATTTGAAAATGTGCAGCCATTGGGCATCGGTGATATGCTTCAATTGCTCAACGGTCGCATCTTTGCCGTAAAACTGTCGGAATGTGCCGATAGTGATTCCTTTGTTGGTGGCCCCGCCTTTGTCAAGAGGGTCATTTACGAAACCGCCCTCCCATTGGAGGATGAACGGTTGTAATAATTCTGCGTGTGCCATGTGGTTTGTCAGTTATTTAGTCTGTGGTAAAAATCGAGTTTGATGTCGTCATACACCGCCTTGACGTTGGTGTAGGCGCGTCCGTTATTGGCTCCGCTGGGGTTGTATATTTCCTGCTCGATGACACGGGCAACCTCCTCAATCCATTCGGGATTGGTGTATGCGGATAATTTCCGACCCCGATATGTATAGCAATCGAATTTGCTGTTCCGGTCTTCATGCAGGTTGCGCAACAACGTCCGAATTTTCTGCGCTGTTGCCTCTTTGTCCACGATGTGATTTTCTTCCCGGATTTTTTTTATCATCCGGCATACCTGCTCGACGGCCAAATCAAAAAAACAATTCGACGTATTTTTGATGCGCATTTGAGTTTCAGGGCGCAACCCCTCCGATATGTCGGCCAACATGCTGTTCTGCATCCGTGTTTCATCCAGCAGGTCATTCATGGTATTCCCTTGTTGCGTGATTATTTTATTTATCAGCGATTTGAACCACTTGAAACAAGCCACCATGAGGATGGCAGATAAAATCAGGAAGAACGCCCCGGTAACGGCCATCATGCCTACGTCCCCGATGCTTTTGGCTACGGAGGTCACGGCCTCCACTTGTTGAGTGTCTATTTGTCCCATATCATAATTTTGTTAAAATCAACCCCATAGATGGGTGGCAATAACGATGAATGTAAAATTACCGTCGTTCCAACTTGCGTCGTCCCCGGTATATACCGTGAACGAATTGGCAGTACGCTCAATTACAGACGCATATACTCCGGGGCCGTTGTTGTTACGCAAAAGTTCTCCGCTCAATAAAACGGTATATCTATCCGCCGATGAGAAAGTACCGGACGGGAATTGGATTGTGCAATAATGAGGCGCGGCGGTCATGTAGGACAAAGCGCACTTTTTGTTGTCTGAATCCCGGAAATTTTGGTTGTATCTCTTTTGTTTAACGAGGCTCGGTATGCCTCCCGAAAATTCAACCTTACCCGCAAATACAGCTTTTAGCGGGAATCCCTCGCCGGAATTATTTATTCCATATCGAAAGCGATTCAACACAAGCCACCCTTTGAAGGTGGAACCCTCGCCGACGCCAATAATATCAACACCCTCATTCGCATTTACAATCAGGTCTTTTTGCATTTCGCCGTCCTCATGGAAATAATATCCCGTAGGAGCCGAGGCCGCAATAGGCCCCACCGAATTTTTATTACCCCATTTTGCATTCAAAATAACAGCTCTAAATCCATTATAATCACTTGTAAATGGAATCTTAAAAGCCGTATATAAATAGCTCACTTCCCCCGGAATAACTACGCAGTTGTTATTTTGCAGGCCATATGTGGACACGGTGATTGGCCCGTCGTCCGACAAAGAAAAATACCCGTCCCGGAATGGGGTACGAATAGAGCCGTCTATAACTACGTTTGTGAACGTACCGCCTTTTGCCTTGATATTTCCATCGGCATCCCATGTGATATTGCCTTTGGCAAGTTGTCCGGAACCATTGACCCCGCTGATATAAACCATAGTTTGACCCGCGCTATTTGCCATTTGTATTGTCGCATTTTTCAAAGACAAGACATTGGCAATGGACGCATTCCAATCAATATATGCCGAGTTGTTGCCGATTCTGAAAGCGTTGTTTAGGAAGTCAATATAATTTTGTCCATTGGCCGAAACCACTTTTTTTGTAACCACCTGTCCCGGTAAAACTTCGGTGTAGCCGTACAACGACACATAACTGCGTACCCCCTCATAGGCGCTATTTAATACCCCCATCAAAAGGTGATAATAACCGGACACACCTTTCATGGCAATCGCATTTTCGCTGATGTAAAATGTGCCTGTTGTGCCCGTTGCGCTGACTTTGGCATACAAGTAATATCGTTTGGCATCGTCGAGCGCCGGAGTGGTGAATGCAGGGATGTCCCAAAAGCGATATTCATTCGCGGCGTGCCCGGACGAAATGGTATCAATGCCCAACGTCATGTGCTGGATGATACCTGCCGGGGCAACGAGAACGCGGGTTGCGTCGTTATAGGTGACATTATGAGCAATCTCAACGGGATTGGTTTTGTTGTTCACGAATTGAAATTGCAGGCTCTCATCCCCGATAAGCGCCGCCATCGTCTGAACGGCGATGGGGTTGATGTTGTTGGTGAAATTGTCGAGCAGGGCGTCGCCCAGCATTTCAATCGTTTCGAGCGAATCCCGGAAACGGCGCTTTGTGAATTGTAATGCCTTGCGGTATTGGTCATCCACTACGACCTCCGTTTCTTCGATTTTATTGAGTTGGGAAATAAATGAATTGCTGACGGTTTCATTTGATAATTCAATTTCCGGGCTGTGTGGAGTGTTGATATAATCTTTGATTCCGACGATGCGGATGGCAACACCCTCGGTTAGAAATTGTGAATCGCTGAAAAGAACATACCCACCGAGGCGAATCCGCCCGCCGATATTGTTCCAATCCTTTTTCGACCATATACCGTCCAATTCGCCCGTGAACGAAAATTTCTGCTCCTCGTTGTCGTAAAAATACTTCGCGCTTTCGCGGAACATATCCCATGATGCGCCGGATTTGCTCGCGTTGTTGCAAACGTAGGCATCTGGCAATGCGATGTGGAAAACGGCATAGGTATCCCCAATCACAGGCTTGAACGTGCCGTTCGGCATGGTTTGACCGTCGATGTCCTGCGGTACGATTTCAAAACGCCGGGCGGCCTTGCCGCTTTTTGCCTCATGGTAATATTTAACCTCGAATTCTTTTCCGGCCAACATCCCCGATTGGAAAATAACAGTCATCGTTTCGCCCGCCATCAAACAGGCGTTATAATCAAGGTCGGCAGGAATCGCGCTATCAATGATGTCGTAGAAATTCTTGGCGGCATTGACGGTTTCGACGGCGCTGATGGTTCCCACCCGTTTCGGATAGATATGCGAACAATCGAGGCTGTCCTCCTCTTTCGTCTGCAATGCTTTATCGGCCCGCCGAATCGAAAGTCCGTCGGAATCGGTGATGTAAGACCGGGCAATAGCCGGATTGAAACCCTGCTCGTCCTCGAAATGCGTACCGTCAAATCTCAATGTCGCATTTCGGGGCAATAACAGCGATTTGTTGCGGTATTTGCTGGGGTCGATGTTGTCCTCCCCACCTTGCACAAAAAGCACCTCAACGGGCTTGGAATCGCTGAAATTCGACCGTCCGACGCCGGGACGGAATCCATTGCCTTTGCCGTACGAAAGAGGCAGCGGATTATCTTTGTTGTATTCGAGTTTCCGCAAATGGATGGTTTTACCGACAATTTCATATTCCGTATTGAATTCGTCGGCCATTTGCCCCAGCGCATCAATGCAGAATGCGTGGTTGTAAGATATGAGCTTTTCAACGGCATCAATACAATCGCCAACCCGCCAGCCAGATTCCCGCAGGTTCATGTTGTCCACGAGCATTTGTAGGTGTTCATGTGGACGGGCCGTATAGGGAAATTCGAGCCGCTTATCGACCGTGTTTCGGAATTTATATTTTTTGAGCTTCGCTTGTGCTGCTTCCATCACGAGCGTGTACTCGAAATTCCGGGTGCTGTTCTTTTTGAAATTGCCGGGTTGTTCCAATTCATAGCGTTCGCCCTCGAATTCCGCCCATGCGCCGACCGGAATCTCGACGTGCTGCGCCATCGAGAAATGCAGGGTCAGGGCGTGTTCGCCCTTGATGGCCCTGTACCGGTAGCTGTCATCGTTCACGGCGATGTCCAGCGTTTGGTTCAGCTTGTCGTTGAGGTGAATCGTCATGTCAGGTAAATTGGTAAATCTTTCCGTTTCCGCACTTCGTGCATCGGATGGTGGTTACAAATGGAAATTCGTCTTTGGGAATTTGGTTGAGTACGTTTTTGATGGCGGTGGAATTGGTGAAAAATTTGCCATCCGTTCCGTCGAGCCGATAATGCACCAAACAACGGCCATCGCCATGCGGGGTCGTCATGTTCGGGATGAAATCCAGAACCTCGATTTCGCAGTTTATCACCTCGGATATGGAAACCTGTTGGCAGTTGAACATCTTGCGGTCATCCTCTTGCTTGATGCCTAATTCGCTAAACCGTTTCATGCTATTGAATGTTGAGAGTTGAACAATCCGCCTCGATTTGCTCCTTGATGGCCTTGCGGTCAGCGAGGAACGATTTGTAACGGGCAATGTATTCTTTGGCCGCAGCGCTCGTTACGTTGCCAAAAACGCCCTCTTTTGCCGCATTGTAGTCGTTGATGAGCTTCTTTTCGTAGTCGTTCGGCCAAAGGGATGTAATCACCTTTTCCGTGATTTTATCTTTGGTTACTGTGCCCCACACAACAATCTCGTCACACTCCCATTTGGTCGTCGTGGCGGCTGTGTCGTTATCTGCACCGGAGGAAATTTCGACCTCTCGGATGTTCCAACGGTACATATATGAACCGTTGTTGTTGGCCTCGAAAATTGAGGGTTTAGAATCGTAGAATGCCATGATATTCGGATTTTGTTATTGTTTTGAGTAAGTGTTTGGAATTGCTGTATTTAGCCCATCCGAGCCAACTGCATAAACGCTGCTTGTATTCTTTGGCAGGAACGCCATGACGTTTGTTGAGTTTGGCGGCAGCCCGGCATAGGTTTTTCTTGATGCTTTTCCGCATGAGAGTATGGGTATGATAGAAAACATATCCCACGTAATCAATGCCGCGAGCATCGACCGGGAACACCTGAAAATTGCTTTTGAGCGATATGTTGAGCTGTGATTGCATATAATCGTTGATTTGAACGAGCAACCCATGCAAAAAGGCTTTATCCCGATGCAGGAACACCATGTCATCGGCATACCGGAAGTAATATTTCACCCCGGCCTCCTCTTTCACCCAATGGTCGAAATACGCGAGATACAGGTTGGCAAAATATTGGCTCAAATAATTCCCGATGGGCACACCGTCGGCGCTGTCAATGATTTGGTCGAGCAATTCGAGGGTGTCCTTGCATTTGATTTTCCTGCGGATAATCTGCTTGAGAACATCATGGTCGATACTCGGATAGAATTTCCGCACGTCTATTTTGAGGCAATATTGTGTGTTTTCGACATCTTGGAGAGCCTTTTTGACGCTTCGCATAGCGCCATTGATTCCGCGTTTTTTGATACAGGAAAACGTGTCTGCCGTGAAAACAGAAACCCATATGGGTTCCAGCACATTCATAATTGCATGGTGCATGATGCGGTCGGGATAATACGGCAGCCGAAATATTAACCGTTCTTTGGGTTCGTAGATTGTAAATGTTTCGTATTCAGATGTTTTGAATGTTTTGTTTTTGAGCGATTCATGGAGTTTGAGGATGTTTTCCTCCCGGTTCTGGTCGTGGAGGCGGACGCCATACGTGTTCACCTTACCGCGTCTTGCCTTTTCATCGGCGAGGCGGAGGTTTTCAAGGGATATTATCCGTTCGTATAGGTTTCCAATCCTTTTCATCGCAGTTTGCTTTTCATACTTGGAGCCGTCGGCTTGCGCCTACCAGCACCTTTTTGTGGTTTTTTGTTTTTTGCCAAGAGGCAAGGCTGTTGCTCGGTATTTATAATTTCAACCATTGAAAATCAGAGGTGCGACCTGACATTCGCATTCGTATTCGAGGGGGTGTAATTCGAGTTCGCATAGCCGAGGCCCGCATTCGCGCTGTTATTCGCGTTACCGCCGAACAGCACACCGCAAGAGCAACCTACCTTTATTTGTGTGCCGCGTTACGCCGACGCTGGTAAAAAGCAAAGGCGCGACCCGACAGCCGCATACGTAGCCGAGGGGGCGTAATGCGAGCTCGCCGAGCCGAGGCCCGCATACGCGCCGTAATTCGCGTGACCGCCGAACAGCACACCGCGCAGGGCCGTGCCCGACGCCGGGATGTTGGTATAGTGGTAATCACACCAGAACGTCGTGGAACCTCCGCCAACTACCGAGGGGATGATTTCGCCAAATTCGCCGACAATCATTTCTTTGACATACGCCTCGGTACGGGCCTCCTCACCCCGCAGGGAATACCCCGTATATCCGCTGTCCGAGTATTTCGCGGGGTCGTCGCATACATACACTTTGCTGGCTCCGCCGTCGGCCTCGGATTGGATAGCTATGTTGATGCCATCCGACCATTTCCAGACGTGCCCAAATGGATTCTCGATGCCGCGATAACGGGGAACATATATGGTTGCCCATGTCCCGCCATCCGCATTCGGAATGACATATGCGACCTCGCCCGAAAAATTCCCCAACCCGTCGGAATGTCCGCAAGGGACGAACGGATATGTTCCGTTAAAACCGCCCCAATCCGGCATTGTAGTTACACCGTTTCCCAAACCTCCTTGCGCATATCCGTTGGCATCTTTTGCCGCATTGAATGCCGCCTGACTGTTCAGGTTGGCGTATTCGATGTAAAACAGCCACGCCACGTCTTTGTAGGCGTTGTAATCGCAGCAATTCCATTCGGTAGTGTTGGGGTTGCGTTTACGGGCATAATTGCGAAAATTCGTGCGGGAAATGGCTGTTGCGGGCCGTCCAAGCACGCTGCGATATGTTCCGTCCCATGCCGTCTGATTTCCGCCGCCACGATAATCGGCGTCCATATTGACAACGGAGCACAATTTGCTGGTGCTGCGCTGCACAGTCGCCTCGTATGCGGACATATATTTCCGTCTTACGGCGTGGTAGCCGGGCAGCGGGTACAGGCTCAACCATGCCCGGCGTTTCGTTCCGTCAGTTTCAAACTTTCGATAGTGGGCCGGGATTTCCACCATGACCTGCCCGATGGAACCGTCGCGGGTGTGCGCCAGCCAATTCGTCGGGGTCAAGTATTCGACGACCGAACCCTCATCGGAAAGGATGCACCCTTTCATCAAACTCTGCACGGGCAGGGAGCGATGTAGCGCCATGTTGCCGATACGGGTGCAAAGGGGCGACGACACGGTGGTGTCCCATTCGATGCCGTAGGCGCATTGCTCCTCCAGATAAGGGAGCAATGCTGCGATTTTGCTCTGTTTGCTTTCCCCGTCGGTGTCCATCACCTCGACAATCAAATCGAGGGGGTTCACATTCCCGATATGGGGTAATTCATTCAGTCGTTTTCCGCCGTCAAAAGCAGCGATGATTTGGAGCAATTTTGCCTCCTGTTCTGCTGTAAATGCCATAATATGCTCTGTTTTACGTTAGTCTAAATGTACCGTTGCCCATGAGCCGCAGCGATGACGTTTTCACTTTACGCAATGTCGGTTCGACAACTGTTATTTGGATGGTTTTGTAAATGGTCGTGTTCTCGGTTGGGATGACGTGTATTTTGCTGATGCCGGGCTTGCGAACGATGATGCCGCCATCCGGTACGACCGAAACAGCATTATCATCACCCAAAAACAGGACGTTGCGCCCTGTGTTGGTCGGCAGTAAAGAATAGCCGATTTTGTTGGGCACGGTATTCCGCAAGGTGATGCGCGATGGATATTCCAGCACCATGTCCGTCGGAATCATCTTGTATTGTCCGACGAGGGATTGTTCCAATTCTTCGAGCCGTACAATGGTTGCCCGCGCCTCCGATGTGGTTTGCAGGGCAGCGGACGCGGCGCTGCTGGCATCGGCGGCTTTGCTGCCCGCCTCGGTCGCTTTTGCGTTGGCATTGCTCGCCGCTTGGTTTGCAGCGGTTGCGGCTCCATCTGCGGCATTTGCCTTGGTGTTTGCATTGGACGCGGCGGTGTTGGCCGCAGTCGTGGCCTTGTTTGCTGCCGCCGTCGCTGTGTCGGCTTTCGTTGTGGCTGCATCTGCCGATTTTGCTGCGTTATTGGCAGCAGTTGCGGCTTTATCCGCGTTGGTTTTTGCGGTATTGGCTGCCGTCGCCGCGCTGGTGGCGCTATCGGCTGCCGTTTTCAAAAATTCCAAACTGACTTTCACGCTCTTGTTGAGCTTATCCACGCCGATTGTGAAAAGCCCTACAAGCGTTTCCGCTAATGGAAATTCGCTGATTTTCTTTTTCTTAATTGCCATATCTATTCTCCTAAATCAATCGCAAATAGACCATCCTCGGACATAACCCATTCCCCATCCTCCGATGCGAGTAGGTATTCGTCATCACCCACCCGAAACGAAGTGAACACAAGCGTCAAATTGAATTGAAACCAAATGCGCCCGACCGGATGAAATTGGGTTGTCGAACAGCTTTTGTAATAGCACGGGTATTCATACCCGGTATTGTCCACATACAACAACCGCTCACCGGGGCGGATGAGGTCATACAATAGCGCGTCATAATTGCGCCAAAATTCATTCATTGTCTTGGCCCGCATCAAGCACGACAACTTGACCTCTTTGGTTTGGAATGCAACCACTTCGCCGTCATATGTTGCCCCGTGCTGGCCTTTGAGGTTTTGCAGCAGGTTCTTCTTCACCGCCGGGGATTTTTGTATCTCCGCGTCGCTCCCTTTGAGGATATAAACTCCGTATTCGGCGAGGCTGCGGGCGTCGAGTTCATACCCAGATTGCGCGACCAAATCCGATTGCGGCCCCATGTAGGTGTAGTTGTCCGGCAGCGGGAAATCGTTGTCGAATTTCAATGAGAATGTTTCGAGCCTCCCGGCAAGGTTGAGCGCCGATTGTGAGGCAAGACGCAGTTTGTATGTCCGTCCGATGCTTCGGAAATCGAATGTGTGATAAGCATGGTCGGAAAGCAATTCTACAAATGCACCGACGCGCAACACACGATGCGCTGCAAATTTGAGCACCAATTCCCGCGTGTCCAGAGCCGGGGCGGATAGGTCGAATTCTTGGCCGTCCTCCTCCGGCCAATCATTGCTCTCAACCGTTTTCAACGGCGCATAAGACAACAATTCGTTATATCCACCCTCCGCGATGAAGATGCCGAATTCACCGTATGCGTCCTTGCCGTCTATGTAGAATTGTCCGGTCATAATATTTTGGCCCTATCTCTTGTTTCGGTCGTTACTATACACCCGCCATGAGTTACGGCGACAACGGCCCATCCGGTCGCTACGATACGGGCCTTTGCACCGTGCATAAGAATCACCTCATGCCTTTTTTGAGGGTCGTCATATACCAATTCGGCTGTTGTATCGCCAATCAAGGCAACTTGTTTGACATTGTGCAATTCGATGTGCCCGGCGTCGATATAAATGCCGTGCCGTGCCGCCTCTAATCCCCGGAATGTGCGCAGAGTGTCAATGTCCGGGAAATTGTATTTCTGGCAGAATTCGATGCCCTGTGGTGTCAGGAACAACCGCATAAGCTGCTCCGGATTTTCGGTTCCCCGAAACCGAGGGCACACATATCCCTGTCGTTTGGCCGCTTTGTATATGTCCTTTGCAGGTGTCATTTTTTTATAGTTATTCCTTTGATTGTTATGTCATTTATGGATTTTTTCATGGCCGAAATATCCACTCTCATTTCTTCCAACTTATGCAGATTCACTGTATTTTCCCGAATGCCTGCAAGATGTTCCAAAACTTTCCCGCTGTTGGCGACCAACAGTTTGACATTCTCGTTCATGGTGTATGTATGACCTTGAATGGCAGTTAGCCGTCCGTTGTTTTCATCCACAGATTCCTGCGATGCGGTGGCGATGCCGCGTTCAGACGCTTCGCGGGCGCTGTCATCATCGACTGGTATCATGTCTTTGATGGTGTCGGGGAGGGTTTCCCAAATGGTCTGGAAATCGGCTCCTACTTGGTTCAAATCATCGGCGAACCCACCCATTGATTCCATCAGTTCATCGAGGCCGATGAAATTTCCATCCTTGTACCATTTCGATTTGTATTTGTCGAAGATTGCGCCGATAGGTTCCTCCAAAAAGCGGCTTATCAACATTCGCTTGATAACGTCAGCTACAATGTCATCCACCTTTTTGCCCCACGCTTCGGCATAATCTTCACCCGCTTGGAAAGCCTCGAAAAAGGCATCGCCCAATTCTTCCGCGATGTCGGCAGCGCTGCCTCCGATAATGCCCTCGACAATTTCGTTGATTATTTTGTTTGCCTCCTCGCCGAGTTCTTGGATTTGGCGTTCCCATTCCTCAATTTTTCCGTGGTCGGTTTTCTTCTTGGCGTCCTCGTTTTTTATCTGCTCCTGCATAAGCAACTGCTGCTGTGCAATGTTTTCAAGTTGCTTTTTTGCTTCATCGTATTTTTGTGCTCCGAGGGCTTTGTCGTCTGTATATCTGATGTTGGCATACGCAACGGCCAATTTTTCGGCGGATTTTTGGAGTATTTCATTTTGATGGATGACAGGGGCAAGCATCCGATAAACAAAGCTGTTGCGCTTCATTTCTGCGGCGTACAAACTCAACACTTCGGCTCTGGTTTCCGCATACACCTGCTTCACCTTTTCGAGAACATCGAATGCGTTGTTTTGCATCCGGCGCGCTTCGGCGTTGTCGAGTTCCCATTGCAGTTGGTCGATGCGTCGTTGCAGGTTTTCGATTTCCTCCTGATACTCCTCGTCCTTGTTGAACATATTGATGATTGCCATAGCAATTTGCATAGCTGCGGCAATAATCGTCAAAATGACACTTGCCTTTTCGACCGTTTGGATTGCGGTTGATGATGCCAATGCCGCTGTTTCCATCCCCGTTGTCGAGGTCGTTGTCAGTTGGACAATGCTGTTTATCATGCTCAACGAGGAGGTCATAATCTGGCCCGCTGCGCTGATTATTTTTCCTACTGTTCCCCCTACCGCATCACCGATGCTTTCAAATTCTTTTTCGGCCTCCTGCAAGGTTTTGTATAAATCTTCCCACTCCTTGATAGTACGCTTGTTTGGCGTCAAATCATTGGCGGCGCTGGCTTCTGATACCTTTTTTCGCGCGGTGTTTACCTTTGCACGGGCAACGGCCACCTGTTTACTATCGGCATTACCCGATTTTTCGAGGTCGGACAACTCTTTTTCGGCTTGCGCCAGCACCGCCTCCAACTGCCGGAGCGTCATATTGGCAATGGCGTTCATCCACGCTTGGAAACTATCCTCGCGCTCGGCAAATTCGTTATCGACGGCCTTGAATGCCTCATCCCGATTTCGGGTTAGTTCATCCACATTGCCCTGTGTAACCCCCTCCCTTAACGTGCCGTCCTCATTGTAGAGGGCTTTGCGTTGCTTTTCGTATTCCTCCGTAATTTTATTCCGGCGCTGCTCATAGGTCATAAATTCCGCGAGCATCCGTTCGAGCGAATCCGTGTTGGCCTTTTTCCGGATTTCTTCTGCCACCGTGTAATACTCGGCAATCGTCGCCCGCTGTTCCGGTGATAAGTCGGCGACGGTCACAAGGCTGCGGTCGAATGTTTCGCCCTTTGCCTTTGCCTTGGGGTGCTCGTTTTCCCATTCGAGGGCGCGGGAATCTTGCAAGGCGCGCAGCATTTCGGCCTCCCGCTGTTGGTTGGCGAAAAGCAAGCGTTTGTATGCGAGTTCATTCTGGGCCTGTTCTTTTGCAAAACCCTCATCCATTGCATCTACCCGCGCCTGTGCAATGTCCAATTCAGATTGCGTGACCTGCTTTTTGATTTCGGCCTCGTAATCCTTGATTTTTTGGGTGCGTTCAGCGGTTTCGCGCTTGATTCTTGCGGCGTCGGTTTCCGCTTTGCTTTCTTGCCCTTCCGTTTTGGGCAGTTTGAGTTTTAGAGCCTTGATGCGGGCTTCGAGGGCGATGTATTCATCATCGTCCTTGCCGTATTTCTTCTGTTCGTCCTGCAACAATTTGACTTGCGCCTCAACGTCCCGGATGATTTTCAATTCCTTTTCACGGGCAGCAATCTGGGCGTTGATGGTTTTCAACTGCTCCTCTTGCGCTGTGATGGCGTCGGCGTCGGGAGTGGCCGCACTTTTCAAATCGGTTAATTTGCTCGTCGCTTTTGGAAGTTCAGCCATGAGCTGCTGCAACGATGCGGTGGTGGCGTCGAAAACAGTAGGTTCTTCGGTCTGGGTGTTGGGGCCGAATTTTTCGGTGGCTTCTCGAATCATTCGGTCTGCGGCGGCGGTGACTTTCGCTAATGATGCAAGTTTATCGGAAATTGCATTGGATGTATATTCATCCTGCACCTTTATGCCCGATTCCGCATCATATTTGGCGTAATGGAATTTGTCAAATTGTGAAATGATGGCCTGCATTTCTGCGGTCATCTCGGCCCCGTCCATAATGACAGGCTTCAATTTGAGTAAGTATTCCCCGCCCTTTTCTGCCCCGAATTTCTTTTTCAGCAGTTTTGCGATTTCGTCATACGTGTCGCTGCTCTTATCAATTTTTTCCTGTGATGCCGTTTCTTGTATTTGAGCCATTGCGCGGGCTTTGGCTGCCTTGGTCGCCTCCTCGGTAATAAGGGCATACGCTGCGGCAACATCATTCAAGGCGGTTTTTTCGTCGCCCAATTTTTTGAGATAATTCCCATATTGGTTGATGATGGCCTGCTTTGCGGCCTCGTATTCTTCCGTCCCCTCCTTGGCGTCCCGCAATCGGTCGAACATATATCCAATTTGATACCGCTCGGCTTGTACTGCCTTTTCGCCCTCCTTGATGGCGTCATTCAATTTGGTAGCCGTCCGTTCTGCCTCGGTCTGGTAGGTTGCCAATTTGTAGATTGCATACCCCAGACCCACAACAACAGCGGTCGCAAGCGCATACGGATTGCTCATTATGACCTTATTCAATTTGGTCGCAATCGCAGTCAATTTCAGTTTCGCCGCTGACAGCAAATTTATCGCGGTGACGTTTGCAGCTTGTGCGGCTGTATTCATTCCCGTTTCGATGGTGTTTGCTTTGCGGACGGCAGTATCAAGCACCGCACGTTTTGAGCTTACCTCACGGGCAGCGGAATTCACGGTTACGGACGCCGTGTTTAATTGCTCCTGCGCTGTGTTGAGGCTTGTTTGGGCAGCTTCAATTTTTTTGGCGTTCCCCGATGCCACCGCAGATGCAAGTTCGGCCTCTCTCGCTGCAACCTTTTCTGCTATTACGGCTTTCTCATTCCTTGCAGCTTCCAACCGAACCCGCGCCGCCGCAATCTCCGTATTGGTGGCAACGGCAAGTTTGGTTTGTCGTTCCATTTCGGCGGCAACCTCCATGCGCACGGCCTCCGCGTATTCGGCGGAAGTCTTGGATAAGCCCATCTTGGAAATCTTGGCCTGCTGTTCAACCGTGAGGAGTTTTGCCAACTCCTCGGCCTCGGCAGTATGTCGGATAGTGGCAGCGGATTCCCTAATTACGTCGGTCGCAATGATGGCGGCCTTGTAAACGCCATACGTGGTAATAATGGCGGCCAATGCCTCGCCAACTTTATCGTAATTTTTAACAATATCGGTCGCGCCTTGAATCGACGAGGAAATGAAACCTTGACTTTTTTCACCAAGGTCGTTGAGCATATCGTCCCATGCCCCTTGAAAGTTGGATTTGAGGCCCTGAATACCTTTACTCTGCTTTTCGAGCATTCCGTTGAATTTCCCTCCCTCGCCCGTCGCATCGGCAAAAGCCTTTGCGACCATTTCGGCGGAAATAGAGCCGCCCTCCATTTCTTTTTTAAGTTGGGCGACGGTCTTGCCCGTTTTTTCGGCCATGACCGTAAGCGGATTGAATCCGGCATTTATCATCTGTAACAGGTCTTGCCCCATGAGCTTGCCTGTTGAAAACATTTGCGAGAACGCAAGAGTGAGCGAGTTGAATTTTTGCGGGTCGCCCATCGACACGTCACCGATTTGTTTCAAAATCGTCATTACACGTTCCGCCGGGACGTCGAACGACAAAAGCATTTGCGCACCTTTGGCAAGGTCGTTCAACAATAATGGGGTATTGACCGCGAATGTGCGGATTTGAGAAAACAGGGCCTTTGCTCTGTCTTTTCCGACCAGCGTTTCAAAAGAGATATTCAGCGCTTCAATTTCACCGCGAACATCAACAACGGATTTGGCAAATTGGATGGCTTGCTGCACGGAAAAAACAGCCGCAACGCCTGTTGCGATTTTCCTGTACGCATTATCAATGCGCGCACCCTCCGCCTCGACGGAGTTGCCGACGCCCTTGATGATGGAACGGGCGTTGTTTGCATCGCTTTGGAGTTGGCTGTTGTCAAGCCCCAACCCGTAATATATTTTGCCTTTCTCGTTAATCATTGTCGTAAAGCAATCGGCGGATTCGTTCTTTGTTAGCAGGGTCGTCGGCGTTGATTATCTCATCCTTATTGTTGTCCTTACCTTTGTCTTTGTCCTTTTTGCCGTCGTAGCTCGGCAAAACGGAACCATACATCATCAAATTCACATAGCTCATTTCGTACAGCACATAATCGAAAGGCAGATTGAACGCTTTTACTGTTCCGGCGATGATTGCCCAAATGCTGTCGTTGTCACTTCCCTCGTCTGCCGCAGCAGATTTATTTCGAGGAGGGAAGTGGTAAAACCGAAAAAATCGCCAATCTCCAATTTATCGAGCAACCGGGCGACAGCCGACCTAATTTCTTTCGGCCCAACGTCAAGGAGTAGTTTTTTTGCAAGCTCGGCCTGTTTGTCCACCTCAACCTCTTTCTCTACTGTTTCCGTAATGGTTACAGGGATTTTTTTAGGACGCTTGATGAGGCCAAATAGATACTCGTCATAAACTATTTTTTCTACCGTTTTTTCGATTGTTTCAGGCATTATTATAGTTTCGCTTAACCCCTTTGCTCCGAGGATGAGAACGGCCAACAAATCCCCCAAAATCCGGCAATCTTTGGCGACATACAGGGTTTCCGATGCGATATTTTCTGGGTTGAGTTGTATGGCCGGGAGCTGCGCGACCAACTCCGATGCGAGGATGATGGTTGCACAGCTCGGCGGCGCGATTTGGTATGTTTCCCCGCCGATTGTTTCCTCGATGGGTTTTTGCAGCACGGTGGCGGCAACTTGCTTTTCGATAGACGGCATATCCGTGTGAATTATATTGAAGCGGGAGTTGGATTTGCACCAACGACCTCCAACCTATGAAATTGGCGAGCTACTACCTGCTCCATCCCGCTATGTGCGGAGGCGTAACCCCCTCCGCGTGGGTTACAGATTAGGATGCGCTCCCGCCCTTGGTGTAGGGCTTGCAGATTTTCCCCGTCTTGGGTTTGAGGCCGTCGAACGTGTATTTGAGCATCTTACCATCGGCAGATGTCCACGATTCCTCGACCGATACGGCGCAGTTTTCCATGAGGATTCCCTCGCACGCTTCGTCTTCCGGGATGAGGCGGACGGCGTAGTTGTCCACGACGACACCATCCTCGTCCTCAATGGGCCGGGTGTCGCCTTTCTTCACGAACACCTCCAGCTCGAATGCGAATTTGTTTTTGCCGTAACGGGCATCCACAAGGTCGCCGCCCTCCTCGGTCGCTTCGGTCTTGTTGCCTTTGGTCGGCGTAAGCTTGGCCGTGTTTTCCTTGATTTCGGGAAAAGCCGTCCACGATGCGCTCGCACCGGGAGCGCCATTTTCACTTTTGGTAAACTCGACAGTCGGTTTACCCCAACTCAATTTCGACATATTGTTTTGTGTTAGATTGTTGATAATTTGTATTTTAACCGTATTGTTACAAAATGCTGGTGAATATCCGGTTCCTCGTCGGTGTATATGGTTTGGGCCAACTCAAACAAATAGTCGGATTTTGCAGCGGTCAGCGATTGCACCCATTTCTCGGCAGCCTGTTCGAGTTCAGCACACCGAGCGATGTTCTTGCGCATGATGCCGTCGTTGTAAACCTTGACGTCTGGGACGTAGATATTGACGACTGCCGTGCCGTCCTGCACCTGACCGGGCAAACAGGTCACGAAACGCACCACCGCATCCTCCGTTTTGGAATCCTTGGGGCGCATCCCGTATTTGTAGAGCATTCCACCAATGATTCCGGGTAAGGAACCCGTCTGGAACATGGCATAAATGTCATTCTCTATCTGCTGTCCTGTTTTGGCTTTCATCGCAATTCAAATCCGAGCTGTTTCATAAACTTGGGAATCAGCCTTTCGGCCTGCAATTCAGAGGAATCGAGCACGTTATAACCGCGTGCGGCTACGTGGCTCGCGTAATTCATTCCAGCAACTACAATGAGCACAATGCCTTTCGGAAATTGGGCGACAATCTGCCGGGCGAATGTTGAACCCTGACGGCCACCCTCGGAGCTTTCAAATCCGGCGGTCGTAATCACCTTGCCATCTTCGACAATTACATAACCGATGGAACTGCGCAAATTGCCTGTCCGGTCACGGTAATTGCCGCCTGTCCGCGCTTCGCTTAAACAAGCCTCGCCCACCCAGCGAAAGAGATACAGAATTTGCTCCCGAAACCTATCTATTTGCTCTTGCAGAAAATCCGCAATGTCGCTATCTGGGGTGAGTTGTTTCGCGGGCATCACACGGTGATTTTGACGACATTCACAGCGTCGAAAGGGATTGCGTCCTGCACTTGGAATTCCCCTAAATCAACCCCGTCACGCTCCAGCTTGACACAAATGGCGGTGAACGGCTGTTTTTCAATCAACACCTCATAAGATGCCATTGAAAATGTATTGCCATTGACCGTCCCATTGTTGGCGTGCTGGTTCGTGCGAATGTTGCATGGTATCGGGTCGCTCCAAGCGGTGACGAGGGGGATGGGGTCGCCATCTTTGTTCAAGCCGCCGCCTGTCGTGACCTGTGTTCGGACATATCCGTTTTCGATAATCATAACCGTTCGCCTTTATACCCGAAAGAACTTTGTAACGATTCCGGCAACTCCTCATTATTCGCCCGGTAAAGAGCTATCGCCTGACGGCGAAACGCTTTTTGCTGGTCGGTGGTAAAACTGTACGTGATGCTTTGTTGCGTCACGTTCGGCGCTCCGGCCAACCATGCGTAAACATCCGCTTTGGCGAGGCTGAATTCGCGGCTTTGGCGAACCTCCGGGGTTGCTTCATCCTCGATATTGAGGCCCCGCCCCTCCGCGATACCCTTGAACGTGTCAAAGGGTATCGGGTAGGCGGTAATGCTTTTCAGGGCGTTGAGAATTGCAGCCATGATGCTACTCTGCGGCGATGTTCAGGATTTCTTTGAGCTTGGCCTCATCCTCGTCGTTCAGCTCGTTGATTTTCTCAATGAGCTTGGCATCGGAGATATTGGCCGCACATTTGACACCGAGGGATTTCACAGCGGCGATGACGTCGGATTTGGTGAGCTGTTTCCCGTAAATGGTTACGGTCGTATCACCCTCCGTTTCATCGTCGGCAACCTCTTGGGCCTCCTGATGGTTGAGCAGGTAGATGCTATCCACGTTGTCGATGACGGGAAGAACAAGAGCCTGCGCGCTGGTGAATTCACGGAGCGGGTCGTTCTTGCTGTACTTCGACAACAGGATGTAGCTGCCAACCTTTTCGTAGGCAACTCCGGCCACGTTGTTCGTTTCCTCGGCCAGCGTACCATAAACCAGACGCCCCACGTCGAGCGATGGCAGGAATACGACGGCATTTTCGTCGAACGGCTGCACCTTGGTGCGCTTTCCATTTTTTTCGACTTTGAACACCCGGTCAATCACTTTGAACGACACTTTGTGCTCGTCGGCCATCGCCTCGTCGAACTGCGACGGGGTGGGAACGGGCAGTTTGGCGTTGTCGGTAATAACCAGCCCCCGGAAATTCGCGGACAGCATTTTGCCCTCCTCCGATTTGCGGATGAGATTGTACGTGCTTTTCCTACACATCAGCACCGTGATGGTATCGTCTGCGTTGGAAAGCACGTTGGCGATGTCGGTGATGGGGGTGTAGCCCGGTTTGCCCCAAGGAATCGTAGCGCCGTATTTGTTCTTGTCGAGGAACCCGAAATCGACGCGCACGGCAGTACCGACGTTCTCCTCGTCAGGCACGAGCGTCATGCCCGTCGAAAGTCCCTGCTGGAACATAATCTCGACACGCTCCTTGACTCCTTTGGCGCAGCGCGGGGCATCGGCAAAGAGTTTTGCAACGACCTCGGCCTCCTTTGCGCCTCTGGCGGACATGATTTGCATATCGGTGATGAGCTTTTCCCCTTTGTGCATCTTCATGCCGATTTTGGGGATTTTGCCATGAGCGGTCGAAACGCTGTCGCGCGCTTTGAGCGGCAGCGGGGAATCCATAGCCACAACGTCGGCAGCCACAATGGAGCTGTCCACGCTTGAGCTATCCCATGTCAGGTCGGCGGAATATTCCTCCGTAAGCATTTCCTCGTGGAGATACTTCGGAGCCTCCTTTTTGCCGTTGATGGTTTCCGAAATCCGCTGGGAAATCTTGTGAAACCATTTTTCTACATACTGAATAAACAGAGATTGATTCATCGTTTACGTGTTTAGTCTTTGGTGAATTTGATGTGCGAGAGCGCGGTTTTCATTGCCGCGATGACAGGGTACGGGCTGGCAGCCTCGTTTACCTTGCCTACGTCCATGATTCCAGCGCGCGGGTCGTCGGCCCGGATGTCTTCGACGAGAACCCCCACATACTCATGCGAGGCGGGGAGGGTGTCGTATGCCGAATTGTCCGCCTTTACGGGCATGGGCTTGTGGATGCCGTCGGCGTCCTTGATGATGATGTGTCCGGCCCGAACAACCTCCTGACCGAAATTCGTCATGTCGAGAGTGCGCCCGCCGTCGATGCCGCCGATGTACTGAACGATGACGACGCTGGAAAGCCCCGTGCCGATACCCTCTTTGGGTTTGGATAAATCTGCGTAAGCCATGTTGTTAAATTTTAAGATGGTCGATTACTTCATCCACTTCTTTGTCGCTCGGTTCGCCCGATTTGACGGCGGGGGATGCTCCACCTTTGGGACGGCCCGCAACAGCCCCGTTTGCGGCGGCATCGGCTATCTCGTCCTCCGCATCTTTGGTGATTTCTTCGAGGTAAGCGGCGAATTCATCGTCGTCCTTGAAGCTCATGCGGGAGTAGCTTTTTTCGGTGCGCTGACGGAATTTCTCCGGCGCATCCTTGATGGCCTCCAAAAGTTTCTGTTTGCGGATGTCTGCGATTTTGCCACCCTCCAATGTAGCGAGCCGTTCATCGAGGGCCTTTTGGCCCTGTATGATGGTTTTTGCCCATGCCGGAGTGTCGGCATCATCTGCGGCAAGTTCGCCGCCATTGGGTTCGCTTTGAGGTGCGCCCCCGGAAACCTTTTCCCCGCCTTTCAACCCGTACTTTTTTTCGTAATTGGAAACTGCGGTCTGGGTTGCTTCCGTCGCACGGCTGTCGCCGTAGCTTTCGAGCAGGGTTTGCGTCGTAACCTCCTCAACGGCGGCGGCGACGTCCTCGGATTTCTTCACAGTCTTGCACAACTTGTCGGCAATCCTGCCTAAAATCGCATCGCTGACCCCCGGAAATTTGAGTTTCAGCGCGTCTAAAATCTCTTGCTTCATCATTTTATTTGTTAAAAAAGTAAGTCTGTCAGCACGATAGCCAACAGACCTACTCCTCAACAAATAAAGTAATTCCGTCCAGTCGTGTTGGCATATATCGTCATATGCTGCCCCAAATATAAAACAAAATTTGTAATGACGTATCAATTACGTCTATCTTTTTTGTGGTAAGATAAAATCTTTCTCTGTGTAAAAAGCTAAAAACAAATAAAATTATTTGGAATACTCAAAATAAACAATGATATTTGTGACGTAATAATTACGTCTAATAAAAACGATGGGTATGAAAGCAACGATTAAATTCATTGACGCCGACCTTGTGAATGGCCGAACCGAAATTATGGTAGGAATCACACGCATAACTATCGACAGCCGCTATTGGAAAGCCATTCGAGAAGCGGTAAGTAAGGGTGGCAGAGTTATTACATTATATCCGTTCGTCGGTTATATGAATGTAACCCCGGCAATGGTTTACGAACGGCGATTTGCAAATGAAATCAAAACCATTCTCAAAATAGCAACCTTGTAATTATGGAAAAATCAATCAACGTAAACGGATGTTCCGTTTGTCAGCCCGGATGCGAAAATTATGTCCCCTTTACGATGAGGTTAGGACGCAAAAATGTGAAACGAGTTCAATATGACTACCGCACGGAAGATGGCGAATTGTTCGCCTGTGTGGGAACATCGCTCGATGATTGCCGCGCGAAACGAGATGCGTGGCTCGCAAAGAAAAAATAACAACAAAATAAAACCGCAAAGAAATGGAAGCAAAACAAGTGATTTTAAGCAAAAAGAATTGCCATCGGGCAGCAGTAGTAAGACGGATTGATGACCCTGATTTGGGGGATTATCAATTCGAGTGGCGAGGGGAGAAAATCAACGACAACCTCATGCACCCCGAATTCTGCCACCTTGCCCGCAATCCTCAATGGAATGTTCCCTCGCGTATCTATGACACCAACGAGGATTTGGAAAATTGGGAAGTTGTCGCATGGAAATACGAGGTCAATTTTGAGGATTTGTGGGATGCCGCTTACCGAGCATTTTGCGGTACGAGTTTCAGCCCGGAAGAACGCGCTGCTCAATATATCCGGGGATATGAGGAGGCCCTGCTTGACGACCTGAAACAAATTCCCGATGCGGAACAGGAGCAATATATCGCCAAATTCCGGGATTGGGTGCGAACGCTGTTTGACAAACATTCCCGAATAATGAGCGCGATGATAACCGGGCCGGCCAATTTCCCGACCCGCCGAAATGAGAAAGCGAATAATTATTACGATTCGGCAGTCAGTGAATTCGGCGCATGGCGGGAAAAGGCCCTCAAAGCAATCGCCCGCCGCGTAGAGGCCGCCAAACCGCAGGAACAAAAGGATGATGAAGCATGGGACGCGCTCCGGCGCGACATTGGTTCATCTGCCAGAACCATCATCGAAATCAATAACGGCACGAATAAATATAGCTACAAACCTCTGTTCGTGAGTAGCATTTACGGCAAGGTCGAGCGCATTGCCAAACATGGCAATGTGGAACTTGTTGAACGCGCCATCGCGTTCATCCGCGAGCTGAACGAAAAATCCATCATCATCACCGAGCGCCACAAGTTTTTCAAATTGGCGGATGTCGCGCGTACTGTTCGGGAACAACAGGCAGTACAAACCGAAAAGGACGACCGGGACATTTCGTTCGATGGCGGAGTGGTTCGGTACAATTACGCGGAGGACAGGTTGCAAATTCTGTTCAAAGAGAAACCCGGCCCGGACATTATTTCCAACCTCAAACATTCCGGTTTCCGGTGGTCGCCCCGTTTCGGTGCATGGCAACGGCAGCTCACGAGCAATGCCAAATATGCTGCCCAAAGAGTATTGAACATTCAAATCAAATAGGGTATGAAAACGACAGAAGAAAAGGCGATGGAATATTCGCAATCATCCTACCCGGCGCAAAAAGATATGCAATTCCAATGCGAAATGCACTTTGAAGCGGGCGCTGAATGGATGCACGAAAAACTGACCCGCTGGAACGATATTCAGGCCGACCCGAAATGGGGATTCGCTACCGACAATGCCCTCGATGAGATTTTCCGAAAACTTCCTCGCCTTGTCAAAGAAAAACGGAGCGGGGAAATCGAACTCATCGACTACGACAATGCCTCCGAGTGGCGGGGCGATATTGAAAGAAACCCCACTCATTATTGCTGGCGGGAAATTCACGAATAATGATTGAGAAGATGAAAACCTACGAATATATTTTTTGTAAAAACAAATACGACCTCCCCGTTTTTTACACACGGAGGAAAGGTGCAATAAAATATGACTATGGCTATCCTTATAGCACCGATGGACTTGTCGAGCTTGAAAGAGGCGAGTGTGGCGGAGGTCGGGATATGATAAAAGTATTTAACCAATTATGTGAAAAGTATAATCTGCAAAACCATGACTGAAATCAAAATAAGACCCATTGGCGAACGGTTCGAGGATAACGGCGTTATGCTGGAGGTTGTGAAACTTGGACGCGGTTGCCGAGGTTGTTATTACGTGAATTCAGTCGGCGGATGTTCGGTACATAAACAGACCGAGTGTGCCGCACCGTATCGACCAGACAAAACGAATGTAATTTTCAAGGAGGTAAAGCCATGCCACAACAAGAATTCGATTCTCTGCGGTTTTGCGCAGGAATGATTGCGGAATATAGCGGAAATTGGTACAAAGTAATTTCATGCAATTTCCCCGAACGGCTGTTTGCCCTTTACGATGACGCCGGAATTGATGCAGATGACCCGCTGTGGGTACGCTGCGAAAATGTAACCCAAGTAAAATACACATGATTATGATTCATATTGGAGCTATAAGGAAAATATTTCGCGGCTGGCGGTTACTCATTTGCGCATGGGTGGATGACAACAGCCCGTTGAAATCGCAATTTTTCGCCACCTATCTCGGCGACAATGGCAAAAAGTACGTCAAAATCGGAAAAGGATATGACCCCAAGACGGATACCTACCCTCGAATGATAGTTGTGTGGTGGTCGTTGGTTGGTTACATTGGTAAACCGCATTACAAAAAATCATTCGTGTGGTTCGGCGTTGGTAAATTTATGGACGGGAGGGATTTATAGCATGGAAACGAAAAAAGACCTTATAGAAATGGCTATTGCCAATTTCGAGCACATTGCACAAATTGGCGACCGCCTGACCTCTGGCAACGCTTCACATCAAGTCGCAACCATCAAGGGTATTGCGGTGCGCATGGCGGAATATCTGCGCGAATACCGGGCAGACGCCGAAAACCAGACCCGCGCCGATGGATTCCAGCAAGGCATCGCCGCTGCCGATGAATTCATTTCCGATGGGACGCTGCCTGCCGACGGTGAACTCGTCCTCGTTCGCAGCGACAAGGGGATTATTGCAACCGGAAAAGTTGTCGATGAATTCAAGGTTTGGGAGATTTACACACCATATTCCCGCGAATATTTCGGCGATGTTGTCGGATGGCGTCCGATATTTCATAACCCTCAAAAATAGCGATATGTCAGAAACCGATTTGGAACGCTGCCGCGCCAATGTGGTGTTGCCGTTCAACATCCCCAAAATAGCCGTAAGCGACCAATACGGCCATTACAGCACCGGAGTGTTCTATTACAAAGGGATGTCAATAATTATCGCCATAGAAGCTGGAAAATGGCATTTGTCGGTGAGTGCAAAACAACCGCTCGGCTATTATCAGTTGAAAGAGGTTCGGTATGAATTTCTGCCCAACGACATCCATGTTGCACAAATTTTCCCTCCCCGCGAGGAATTCGTAAACGTACATCAAAACTGCTTTCATTTATGGGAAATATAGTTTACCGCGTCACCATGCTCTCGCCGATTGACGGACAGACCGATTTCTATTTCGGTTCGATAACGGGTATTTTCGACCATTTCACCCCGGAACAACTTGGTGTGAAAAAAGAAAGCCTATGGAGCAATCACGATTTCGGCGTCCGGCCCTACCAAAACAAACTATGCACCATCCGCCGGGTCGCTATCGAACGTAAGAAAAAGTAATTCATAATCTTCCCGGCATAAATATTGCTTGTAAATTTGGAAAAAAGAAACTAATTAGTTACCTTTGCGGTTGTAAAGGTAACGCCGATGAAAAGAGATTTGATTTATTCGCCTGAATACATGGAGTTCGTGGAAAACGCGAATCCGCGCACGCAAGAAAAATTGCGGTATGCAGTTGCCATTTTGGGGAGCGTTCAACCGATACCTACCAAATTCGTCAAAAAGCTGACGAATACGGATTTTTATGAACTGCGGGTGTCGGTGGACAATGAGGTGCGTGTCATCTTGTTTTCGGCGGATAATGACAATATCAATCTGGCGAAAACCGTTGTCCTGTTGAATGGATTTGTGAAGAAAAGCACAAAGGACTACGACCGAGAAATTACAAAGGCTATCAACATTTTAAGAGGTTTATTATGAGCACAGCAAGATTGAAAACAGACGAATTGCAGAAACTCCGCGCAATGGATTTCAGCAAAAGGCCGGGTTTTGAAAAGGCCGAGGATGTGCTCGCCCGTGAAGTCGGCGCGGCGGGCAGTCCTGAACGGGCAGAATTCGACGCCAAAGCCCGCGCATGGCTTTATGCCGAGGTGTTACGTGAACGGCGCAAGGAATTGAAATTGACACAACAGGAACTCGCCGACCGTATTGGGCGGGAGCGCTCCTACATCAACCGCATCGAAAAGGGTGAAACGGACATTCAGTTGTCCACGTTCATCCGCATTGCCGACGCACTGGGGTTGCGCTTGCACCTCGATTTGCAGTTGGCGTAATGCAACGACTATGGTAGAAAAATCAAAATACGCTCCGATGACGCCGATAACCGCACCGGAATACGACGAAAAAAACGTGTCCCGGTATTTGGCGAACGACTATGACAACGCGGTTGTCGTGGCATTCCTCGACCGACCGGAACGGTTGGTGAAAGGTCTGGACGGCAGGATGTATTGGGCAAAGCCGCACAATGCAATCGCATTCGGCAGTATCGACAACACCCTCAACGAGATAACCAAAGAGGACTATGACGCATTCGGGGTGAAATGGCGGTTCAATGAGAATTGCCGCCGCGTGGCTATTCGAGCATAATGGCCCGGATTGCTGCATAGTATTCTGACGACAACCGTTCCAATTCCCTCATCCGCCCGATTTGTCGGGCGGTTTTTGTTTCCAGCGCATCAAGCACGCGCCACTCCTCATAATATTTGTGTCCCAATCCGGCAGGCAACCCGCTGCGCTCTTGCAATAGGGCGAATAGGTTTTTGCCTATGATGGCTTCGGCGGCGGGTTCTTTTGCGTATATCATTTGCGCAGAATTGAGCTGTATTTCGGCTACCGTATTGCCTTTGCGGATGTTTATGAGGGTTCCGGTATAACCCAGCGGGGTTTTCTGTGATTTCACCCGCATTATGTCGAATTTGCGGCGTATCTCCTCCATGACGGCCTCGGCCTGTTCTGCCGGAACAATGAACGTATTGCGCACCATGTCCTTGATGCTTGCCAGCCCATGCAATTCGCTTGCTGCCTTACGCATTATGCTCTCTTTGGATTTGATGTTGATGGGCGTTACCATCACGCCCATGCGTTGTGCGATGTCCTGTGAAACAGCATCCATTTCGGGAGCATATTTGCGGCAGAATCCAATATACATATCCGGGGCGTATTTCGTATTGTCCCGAACAAATCGCGGCAATTCTTTCCACCTCAATGAACGGGATTCGTTTTCCGCGACCCATGTGTTGAAACTGTCCGGCACGGATTCAATTCGGCGCGTGTTTCCGGTGGTCGGTTCCTCGCCCTGCCCTATGAGCCGCAAATCCTCCTCCACCTCATCGGCAGTTTTGAGTATGGGCGTGGCAATGCAAAGACAGCGAACATGGAATCCTGTGAATTTGTAATCTTTCGGATAATCACCTACCAACGTGTCGCAAATATCAACCATTGGATGTGCTTTCGACAGGCCGACATGAATGCCCAACACAAAATCGAATTGCTGCCAGCGCAAATAATCGGCGGTGCGGTACGCCTCATTGGTTGTGTCGGCAGTCAGCCGTAGCGCATTGGCGTATGATGACCTGTAAACCCCTTGCCCCGGATGGTAGGCCCGCATTGCTTTGGAGGGCTGCAAATCACCATGAATGTCCCGGACGCGCCGGAACAACTTGTCGGGGTTTTGCAGGTATTGTTTGAGGTCGCGGGCCATTTCCGCTGCGGATTGCCCGCTGCGTATGCCGACGTCCAATCCCAATTCGATTTCGTTTTTGAATTGGCGGGTGTATCGCCATACTCGGTCGGATAGGTTCAACCCCTCCGACGCGCGGGCCAGAAATGCTGTGCGGGCTTCCTCGTTGGTCGTAAAGTAGCGCCGTTCTGCAAATTTGGGTAATTTCCCGGCCATACTGCCGAATACAACACGGGCAAGTTCGTTGTTTTTGTTGTTGGCGAGTGTCCATTCGGCATTCGCACCATTCACTATTGCTGCTTGCAGACCATTTTTCAGGTCATTCAACAGCTTTCTGGCGCGGTCATGTGTAATTGGATAATCGGCAAAAGAAAATGGTTTGTCGGCCCTTATTTTGGGTATTGTCGCACCGATGGCTGCTGCCTCCAACGCTGCCGCCCGGTAGATTTCCGCAACCTGCCGGGTGTAGCGCTGCATACTCTTTCGATGCTGCAATTCCCATTTATCCAATTTTGCCATTTGTTACTCCTCCCATGAATCATAGGCGGGCATATCCTCCAACCGGATTGCCCGGATAGTTTCGCGGCCCTCAAGTATGGCCTTGCATACCCGATGATACCCGTCTGCAATCTGGCCGTATTCATCCAGAATGATTGGATTGTCGAGCGAACAATTTTGCACGCGCTTGCATTGGAATATGAAATCACCGAGATTGTTGGCGCTGAATGCTTCGTAACTCAAATTCACCCCGACCAGAGGCAAATCGAATTCGGGGTATTCCTTTGCTTTTGCCCATAGGTAGAGGGACGATGCTTTCCAGACCTTATTGCCGCGCTTATATTGGCTTTCCTCGAAAACCAATGATTCAACTTTGACCGCAACCATATCGCATCACAACGTGGGTTCACCCATTGCGCTTGCCTCCTCCTGTTCGATGCGTGTAACCTCCTCATCCGGGTCGTCGGCCCAGCCCAGACGCTCGATTGCAGTTCGACGGCTGGCAATGGCCTTGCCTCCTGCGGCGGTCGATGCGTCCGTAATGGTGGTGCTTTCGTCGTCGAGGGTGAACGGTGTGATGATGCACTCGACCTCGATGGCGTCGAATGCGGTTGCATATTTCGGAAACATCTGTTTTGCGAACGCCCGCACTACATTGATTTCCCGGTCGAGGTATTCCAGCCACAACCCCTTTTCCTCGCCGACTTTCATTTGGCTATCGACAAGCAGCCATTTGCGCGATTCGCCGCTGGCCGGAATATTTTTCATTTGGTCGAAACTGATGTTCGGGAGTTGGAGGTCGGTGAAAAACCCGTTTTCAAGACCCTCGGTTTGGAATTTCAGGCTTTCGATGGCTTGTTCCCATGTCTTGTAACCAGACGTTGCCCCGCTGGGCAGTTTCAGAACGACGCGCTCATCATCATCTTCCTCTTTGCCGAATTCGACCGTTTCATCCGTGCAAACTTCAAAAACAGGCACGCTATTGCGGCGCAGGTAATTACCATTGCGACTGTACGTGCGTTCGATTTCGTAACAGTTTTCCGATTGGTCTTCCCATACCGGGGCATCGCGGTGGGCGTAGATGCCGGGGATTTTTCCGATATTGAGCGTGTCCTCCTCGACAGTCTGCCAATCGCCACCCGACATACGCCATTTGCGATGGTCTTGGGCCGTGTAGGTGTCGAAATACTGCGCCTCGTTCCCATCCTCTTTGCGTTTGTATTCAAACGACAGCGCCACCATGTCGTCGTATTCGTCCATGCACGGATAGATAAGATGTCCGAGCATCGGCGAATAGTTTTTGCAGCGTAATTTGAGCTTGCAAGGTTCGCCGTAATGGGTATTGTCCTGCTTGACGGCATACCACAATGTAGCCACCTCGCAACTCGCATACAGCAATTTTGCGCGCTCTATATTGATGCTGTCAATGCGGTTCCGGGTGAAAATGCGCTCCAACAGCGCTGCCGCCTTTTTCTCGGTTTCATCTTTCTTGTTGTAGGTGTAGATGCGTTTGACCGGAATGCCGAACAGCAGCCCGGCCATTGTCTTTGTCGCCCGTCGCTGCAATGCTCGCGTCACGCGCGTAACCGGGATGGGCCTGCCTGTTTTTTTGGAAACCTTATCCGGATAGGCGGCCTTATCCATCACAGGGTGATGGCAGGGGTAGTATTCTTTTTTGAGTTTGTCCCATGAGGGAATCTCGAACGGGCGGGTTTTCAAATCCGCAATAATCGCGGCGGCACTCGGTTTGTCCGCCTCGATGGTGTTTTGTCTTTTCGTCGCCATATCAGTACAGATAATTTTTAAGTTCCTCAATGTCAGAATTGTCCGTTTTCCTCAACGGATAGAATGTGTTTGCCAGAGCATCCATTTCGTCCGGGCTGCGGCCAAGACGTTTTTTGATGTCCTCTTTTGGTTCGATGATTATTTTACCGTCGCTACGGAAACACCAGCGGATTTCGGCCCCCTCCTCTTTGATACAGTCGCCCGGCGGGAGCATTGCCCCGGTTTCGTTTTTGGGGTTGAGCCAATCCCTGACACACCAATACAGATACGCCCGCATATTGGCAAATCGGTATTGCCCGGTGATGTCGGATAAATCTTTCGTGCGAATGCGCGCCGCTTCGCTGTATTTGCAACTGATGACGCGCTTGGGCGTTTTATTGTTGTACCCCAATTCCTCCATACGCGAGAATACGCCAGCACCCTCGCCGATGGTGTCGATGCTTACAAATGCACCGGGGTTGGTGTCCAAGAAATGCGCATTGTCCCCGGCTACGCGCATATGGTCGGCAGTACCGCCCGAATTGTGTTTTTTGATGGGGTGGACGTAATTATCTTGCCGCGTGAGATATACGGAACAGTCGCGGCCCATGCCTGCCACATCGACGCCCCGAACCTTTTGTCCGGATGGTTTCCCTTTGAACCGTTGCCAGCGCTCTTGCGCTTCTTCAATCCATTGCTGCGGGATGAGGATGTCCTCGGCGATTTTGGGCGGCTTGCCGAGCACTTTGATGCGGAACAAATCCTCTGGCCGATACCATTTACCTTCGAAAAAGAAGTCATCAAATTCGGCTTTTACTTCGTCTTTGGAAATGGGCGTGCACCACGCATTCAATTTGTCCGTTACCCATTCATAATCCACCTGTCCCGGATAGATGATTTTACGCTCGATGACATTGGGAGCCGTCAAGCTATTGAGCCGGAATTTCGCAAATCGTTTGCTTTTCTGACTGCGGGCAGCATATCCGACTGGTGTGTTTTGGTTAAACACCAGCAGCAGGCGGCTATTGCCTTGCAGGTTGCCCTCGATGGCTGCGAATGTGTCGTCCACAATACCCGTCGCCTCCGTGACGACGAACATGACGTTCACGGCATGGAATCCCGACCATGCTTCGTGATTGTGTTCGTCGGCCTTGAATCCGGTCAAAAACCATTCGTCGAAATCGGTGCGGATGTCGTAAGCATTAAGGCGTCCCGGCAGTTGTATGCCGCGCTGTTTTGCTCGGTTGTAAAGCCGGGATATTTCCGGCATCATAATATTCTTTACCTGTCTATCCGTCGGTGCGGTCAGCGCAACCTTTGTATTCTCGATGAGTTGCCGTTTGCTGTTCCATCGCGGGGGCAGGTACAGGAAACACATGGAGGCGACAGCCGCGACGAAATCCTTTCCGCGTGCTGTGCCAGATGCGACGGACACCATCGGCTCTGTCTGTACTGCGGCCAGAATCTTTTGCTGCTCGCTGTCAAGGCAAACCCCCAGCACATCATGGGCAAAGAGGTTCCAATCCTCCCGCCACCTGTCCATGAGCAGTATTGCCCTGTATCTGATTTCATCCGCGTCCATAGCCTATTGGGTTGAATCGGCGGCGTCTGTCATGCCGCTTTCCATGAGGAATGCAAGGAACGACATATCGCCCGTGATGTCTTTCTTTTCGGGGGCGTATAAGCCAAGCAATTTGCGCCTTTCGACGAGTTGTTGGCGTATCTCGGCCATATAGCGCGGGTCGCCGAAACAAACCTCATCACGCTCGCCCTGTTCCACCTTTTTCGTTTTGATGCTGACAGGCTGGTTGCCCGAATCCCCACCGACGGCCTCGCCTTTTTGCTTTTTGTAGCGGGTTTTGTAGTCGGTCTTGGATTTTTCCCATGCATCCCACAATTCCCGTATTTGGTCGTCGATGCGTTTTAATTCGAGCTTGATTGCCGTGTCCACCTCCATCATGTCCTCGTCATGCCACATTTTTTTCAGGGCCACGATGTCGGCGTGTACTGTTTGCGATGAATAGGTTTTTAGGCCAAGCTCCTCAATCACCTTTTCGCGGATTTCCGCCTCGGTATTGCCACGCATGAATAGCCGGGCGACAATGTGCCGCCGAGCTATTTGTGCTTTGGTTTGTCGGTTCGCTTTGCCGTTCAGTTGCCTACCCATTCAATCGTGAGGTTACATATTGCATGAATTCAGCGCGTGCCGTCGGGTCGTCCTTGAATGCCCCCGTCAGCCGTGATGCTACCATTTTACCCTGTTTCTTGACGCCCCGCATAGTCTTGCACAAATGTTCGGCTTCCATCACCAATGCGACGCCCAGCGGGGGATATTCCGTACCCAGCGCCGATGTGATTTCCTCCACCACGTCCGACACAAGGCGTTCCTGAATTTGAAGTCTGGCCGCATAGTAATCCACCACGCGGGCAATCTTCGACAGGCCGAGGATGCGGCCTTTGGGGTTGGGAATGTACGCGAATACATACCGACCGAAGAAAGGCATGAAATGATGCTCGCAAACCGAATAAAACGTCCCGGAATCCAGCACCATGTTGTCGTAAATCACGCCGTCATCACCGTTGGAAAAGGTGGTTATTTTGGGCCGTTGGGCTGGGTCGTAACCCCGGAATATTTCTGCCCACATCCGAATCATCCGGTCGGGAGTGCCGACCAATCCGGGGCGATTTGGGTCTTCGCCGATATGCTCGAAAATTCGTTTTATTGAAAGTTCAATAACTTCTGTGTTTGGATGCTTATTTTCCATCTGGGATGCGATTTAACGTAGTCGATGACTGCGGTGGTATTCTTACACGAACACGGCTGCAAATAGTGATATTTGGCCTTAAAATCGGCCCATCTTTCGACGTCTTGGCCCTCGTAAACGAGTTTGATTTCATCGGCCTCTGTGAGTGCGATTTTCTCGGTCTTTGGGCTTACCGTAACCCAATCAATTCCGAGGGGTAGCTTGCGCGTGCCGTTCGTTTCCACATGGATGATGCGGCCCTGTACGTGCAGGTAATGGATAAGTTCATCCGTAAGCTGCAAAGACGGTTCACCACCCGTGATGCAGACGTGTTCCGCAGGAATGCAGTTGATGCGGCCCAAAATGTCGGCAACGGACATTTCTTGGAATGGCTCATGGATGGTGTCGCAGAACGGGCATTTGAGATTGCAACCCGCGAACCGAATGAATACCATCGGTGTCCCGGCCCATCGGCCCTCCCCTTGTATGGAGTAGAAAATCTCGTTAATCTTCATCTTTCTCATAGCTGGCGACGTTTCCATCCGATTCCTCGACCTCCGCCATGTAGCATTGCGGAATTTGCCCGCAGACCCAATGCGCGATATTTTCGGCGGTCGGATTGAACGGCAGCACGTCGTTCAGGCATTTGTGGTCGAGTTGCTCCTCGATGAGTTGTTTGATGCGGGCGAAATCTACAACCATTCCCGCCTCGTTGAGTTCGTCGGCCCGGCAATGGATGGTGATGCGCCAATTATGCCCGTGCAGGTTGCTACACTTGCTGGCATACGGCAACGCAAGATGATGCGCCGCCGAAATCTCCAATGTTTTGCGTACTTTATACATAATTTGCTGTGTTATTGTTCGTATTGCGTGGGGTCGAATCCGGCAAGCGCTTCCTTGCGCTCGATGCAAGTAGGGCATACCCCGCAATGATGTTCGCGTCCTTTGTAGCATGAATATGTCCGGGTAAAATCAATACCCAGCGTCCGGCCCATGAGGGCGATTTCATGTTTGGGAATGGTGCAGAATGGCGACAGTATTTTCACGCCGTTCGATGTGCCATTTACAACCGCTGCCGAGAAGAATTTGATGAAATTTTCACGGCAATCGGGATACATGGCATGGTCGCCGAAATGATTGGCGATAAGTACCGCATTCAATCCGTTGCTCTCGGCAATGCCAGCGGCGATGCTCAACATGATACCGTTCCGAAACGGAACAACCGTGCTTTTTATGGCCTCTTTCTCGAAACAACCATCCGGTATATCGGCCCCGGATTGCAGCAGGCTGCTTTTGAAATGCTCGTTGATGAATGCAAGGTCGATGACCCGGTGTTCGATTCCGAGGGCCTTGCAATTCTCGCGGGCGCATTCGATTTCGCGGGCATTGTTCTTTGAACCATAATCGAACGACACGGCCAACGCGATGTTGGCCTTGTATTGATGAAGCAGCACGGTGCTGTCCATGCCTCCCGAATACAGGAGCAACATTTTAGAGGTTTCGTTCGGCATACCGTTGAAATTTAACCCATTGTTCAAAATTGTAAATATGAATCTTATTCACGTCAGTCACGCGGCAGTTCTTGGGTTTGTGTTGCTTTCCCCCCCCCGCATCGACTGTGCAGATATTACCGTATTTTCCGCCGACATTCCATGTCGTGCTGTCCACGCTGTCGAACGGTAATTTCGATAACAAAGGAATCGACGTGAATCCCAACCCGTGAATCTTGGCATTGTGTTGATGGGCGGTGCTGATGAATTTGTGCAGGATTTCCGGGTTTTTCCGCATGACCTTTCCCTCCTCGCTGGCCGATGTTGTTCCGATTGCCACATACGGGTATTGCTCGCACATCTGAACGAAATAATCCCATTTCCGATTCTGATGCCATACAGGGATAGGTGGGATTCCGACGCAATCCTCAATCATCTTGCGGTAATATTCGACACGCTCCAATCCGACGGCGCAATCGACATCGAGTTCAAAGAAAAGGCGCTGATTGGTAGCCTTGATGAACGCGATGTATTTCCGGCAGTAGTCATCCCAATCGAAATTACGGTAGCGGCCCGCCCGGTCATTGATGGCCGTGAATGCGCCGCTGTCCAAAATGTGCCGTTCCTGCCGGACGTATTCCCCGAATTTGCCGTTCTTGTGTTCCCAAAACGACGAAAGGAGGTATATCTCATCCGTTGGTTTTTGATATACCTTTTCGATTGTTTTGAATCCGGCCAAATAGACTATCATGGCCGCTATTCTTTTTCGCTATCACTTTCGACAGGCGAATGAATGTCCTTGCCGCAATGTGGGCAGATAGTAGGTTTCTGCACCTTATCGCCATCTTTGGGAGCCTCCTCGAATAGGCCGTCCACATCGACATCGCTGTTGCCGAAAAAGACATCCATTCCCCATGCTTCGAGGTCGGCCACTTCCCATTCGTTCGCCAATGAATCCATGTCCCATTGGCCGTAGGGGATATTGTCTTTGATGGTAATGGCACGCAGTTTTTCGGGGGGCGTATCGGGCTTGAGCACTTTGCATGGGAGTTCGCGGATGCCAAGCTCTTGTGCTGCCCGGTAGCGCATATTGCCGCCGATGATGATGAATTCCTTGTTGAACGGGAATACGATAAGCTCGCGCAGTTCGAGCATTTCGGGGTCGTCTTGGAGGGATTTTTTGAGGGCTGCAAACTTTTCATCCTTGATGATTCGCGGGTTTGCAGGCAACCCCTCAATCTGCCCGGAATTGGGCACAATTTTCGATAACGGGATGTTCTGTGTCATACTTCATCATATGAGTTTGTGCAAAAATACAAAAAAGGACGTAATAATTACGTCTTATTCAGGTAAATTTTTTTGATTCTCAATGCAGGCACGTATCAAACGCAATGTCCGGTCGGTCATCAACGTGTCAGGAACGACCCGTAGCAACCTCCATCCGAACACGGCAGCGGCATTGTATTTCACCATGTCGCCCATGAATCCAGCGCCGCGAGTATGCCGTCCGCGCGTCCACACTCCGCCCTCAACCTCAATGGCGATTTTGTATTCTGGGATGGCATAATCGAAACGCCATTTCCGTTTCGCATAGAATTGATACTCCTTTTCAATCGTGATTTTAAGATTGGATGCAACCAAGAAACAAAATTGGTCGGTTTTCGGTGCTTTTCCTCGCTTTTGGGCGCTTTTCTGTGCTCTTGCGGGGGTTGGTGTGGTTTTCGTGTTCGGCATCGTTATTTGGCAGTATTTAGTACGTCGATAGCGCCCCGACTTGGAAGCGCTCGACGAAAAGGGTATGTGACCGTATCAAAATATTGATTCCGGGGTTTTTGCTTGATTTTTTGTGCTTGCATTCCGTTTTGGTAGCTTGGGAATGACGCCTGTGGCCGCCACTTTTCGGAAATCATCGTATTTCATCGCTTGATACACCTTGAACCATGCCCCGTGAATGAGGCGGTCGTTGTTTTTGTCATACACATAATTGACGTTGTTGATGCGACAACCTCCGTAATGCCTTGCGATAGAGAACACAGTTCGGCTTACGCCCTCAATGATAATGGCGGATTGTTGTTCCATGTCATTTCTTTTTGCGGATGAATTGCCCGTTCTTGCCTCTGGCCGGGAAATCGGCGAGCTGTTGCTGGAGCCGGGCGTTTTCCTGCAAGGTCGCGGAATGGTAATTTTTCAGGCTGTTCCATTTTGCGTCGCTTTCGGCGGCCCTTTCTTCGGCCCGGATTGCCCGCTCTTGGTTGGCGTCGGCCCGTTTTGCCACTTTGAGGATGATAGCTACCAATGCGGCACACATGGCAGCCAGCAGAATCGAAATAACTACAAGTGCTTTCATAACATTTTGGTTTTAAGTTGATAAATGGTGTTTTATTCTTCCGCTTTTGCGTCGCGGATGACGCGATAGAATTTGAATGGATGACGGAGGGCCAACCGGACGAAACACCAAATTTCCCGATAGGCGATGACAACCTCCTGTTTGGTGTACCATGCGCCGAAGAACTGACGCTCTTTGCCGAATGCTTCGGCGACTTTTTCATTCCGGGTGAGGATATGGCGGTGGATGATGACCGAGCGGCCCATGAAATAAAGCTCGACGCGGTGCAGGTCGCCGCTATCCTTACGCTGGGTGCTTTTCATTTGTGGATTCATGGTTCATCGGGTTTTGAAATACAATACCGCGAAAACAATGGCCGCCGCCGACCAGAGGAGGGATAGCCACCCGGCCCGGCGGAGGTCACGGTCGCCCCACCGCAACGGTTCCGATACATGGCAGAATACGGTACGCCACAATGCGCACATCACATACAGGGCGAGGAATATGACCCAGAACGCCGGAACAAACAGGCCCGCGACGACTTGCAGCAGACACAAGCGGAACCGGGAGGGTTTCACCGGGCGGCAGTACAGTTTGAGCGGGTCAATTCCCCGCATGAGGTGGCGAACCTCGACGATGTAATTCACGCTTTTTTCCTTGAAATGCACATCGCAGGCGTCTGATTTGTAGCGTCGCAAGACCCCGTATTTGATGAACGGCAGTTTGATGCTGGCCGATGTGCGCCAAGGGTCGGAATGGCGCACGGTTCTTTTGTCGTTGATTGTTCGTGACATGGCTATTTGGTTTTGGATTTGAGGTATAAATATGCCTTGTGATACTTACGGAGCCGGGCAACGTCCTTGTCAGTAATTTCCGGCAGGCGGCGGATGTCCATGTTGTCCGTGAGGTCGGCAAGTTTGACATGAAGTGCTACCGTGTTCCGGGCGCAGCGGTCGATGTAATCCATGTATTCCTCGCCTTTGCGCCGGGTGAGGGCATCAACGGCCTCGACTACCTCCGGGCTGAACCCTCGCTCCCGCAATCGGTCGAGCGTCCAATTTGCATCCTCGATGACATCGTGCAGGTATGCCACAATGCCGTAAATGTTCCGCCCGAAATTGTCGGCTACGCGGCTCACATGGTAGTAATAGGGTCGTCCGGCGAGGTCTTTTGCATCTTCATGCGCAATAACCGAAATAGCTCTGGCGTCTTTCCATTGTTGTGTAATGCTTTTCATTTTGAGTTCGTTTTTTTGATAATTGTATCGCAGGCTGCCGCATTGCACCGCCTCGGTTCTTGGTGAAAGGCGCACCACCCGCTGCCGGATATATCTTCATCCTCCAACAGCGAACAATCGCCGCAATGCAGGCCCCGGCGGTCGTATTCTTCCTGCGAGATTTCATGTCCCGGACATCCGCCGACGAAATGGTCGAAATCGGGACATTCCGCCTCTTTGCAAAGGGGAATGTATGTCCATCCTTTGAGTTGGCATTCGCGGAGGTATTTTCGTACCTCGGCATCGGTGGCGTCGCTTCCGTCATCATGCTGCATGAATCCGGTGAGGTTTTTCCGCCCGGCATTACGGAGGAACCCTACGATGTTCATGGACAGATGATGCCGCATATATTTCGCGTCACTCATTTCTCGCCCTCCTTTTTGTTGAGTTCGGCAATGAGGTCGTCAGCGAATATTACAGCAGATTTTGCAACCTGCTTGCTGAAATCGGGGATAGCCGTGCCGATTGCAAAAGCATCCCGACCGCTGATGATGCCTTGCATTGCCAATGATGCAAAGAATTCCCGCCGGGACAATCCCATTGCGGCATAACCGGGCTGGACGGCGACGGGGAATGCACACTTTCCCAGCGTTTCGGCAGAATTGCCGAACAATATATCCGGCTCATTAAAGAGCATCACGACATCGGACGCCGGGCAATCAATAAACCCTCCGGTTATGTTTCGTCCTTTGATGCGCCATTCCGCACTATTCGATTGATATTCAACCGCACCATGAATAATTCCTCCTGTTGTTTTTTCTCTTGCTTTCATATCGTTGTTTTTTATATTATTGTTTCTTTGATGAATTTGCCAGCCATTTTTGAAAATACCATAACTGCCCACATCCACCACCAATGTCATCCTGCCCCGCCGGATTGAAAACACGGAGCGAGTAGCCAGCTTCCGCCATTTTATCTGCGAACGCATTGACGAGTTCTAATTTTTGAATAATGGTATTCTGCATTGTGTTATCCTTTTCGCAGATGACCGATAAAGTGCATTCCCACACATGGGGGTCGAAATTGCAGAGCAATGCACGAACATCACCACTATTGCAGTTTTCGTTGTGGACACAATAATTGAAGAATGGACGGCGGCGGGTTGCTATGGCCCATTTCTCGCCCAATTCTCCAATACTATTCAATGTAAGCGAGGAGGTGGGTATCAGTTTTGCGCGAGCTTTATCGGTTGATTCATGTACTGAAAACTGTATTCCGATTTGCTCGTAATCCTCGCACAATGCGGTGAATCGGTCGAAATAAAATGCTGTCTGCTTGCTCGGGCCGGAGGTACTGACAAGGAGTTGGGCATTCGGATAGAGTTTTGCCAATTTTTTGATTGCATGTTCCGTGTTGTCGTAGTTTAAGAACGGTTCCCCCATGCTCATAAACATAATCTGGAATTTTTTGATTTCCTCATGCGGACAATCCACAGAACCCATGACCGTTATGACCTGTTCGACAATTTCATCTGCCGTAAGATTACGAACGAAAAACCGCCCCGTGCCGCAAAAGACACATCCGACAGGACACCCGCATTGTGTTGAACAACAAATTACTGTGCGCTCCTTGTACGAGATATAGCGGTACAAAACTGCTTCGACCGCAATTCCTTGAACTCCTCTTTCAGGTTGTTTTTCAAATACGAATTTCTTTACATTCGTATCGCTTGATTCAAATATTTTATGCGTCATAATCATTGCTTTTTACTTTGTTTGCATTGACCCAATGCACCATCTTCGGCGACCGTGAGGGCCGCACACATGATGCACATGGAAAGAGCGGCCTCTTTGAATTGATGGGATGGTATCACCATGCGCTCCCGGCGGTTGAAAAATAAGCGTTGCAGGTCATCGTGGCTGGGTATATTCCCAATGAGTGCGAGCGCCCGGATGACCTCTTCCTCGGTAAATTGCAGCGTCGCCTCAAAAACATTCTTTTTCATCGGTTTTGGATTTCGTTATTAAATCTCATTTCAAGGTCGAAAACACTTTTCCCCGGCCCTTTCATTGGTTCTTTGAGTTGGCGTTGTATGTCTTTCAACATCTGCCAATACCGAGGTAAATACAAGTAAATACCTTTCAATTCCCGCAGATTTTTGTTGCGACAACACCAGCACGAAACCCGGTCGAGTATATCGTAAAGGCGAATGCCGTTTTCCAACCAAAAGAACCCATGTGAATAGCAATATTTCAGGCAGTCCGATTCTGTCATGCCCAATTCTTCGAGGGGGAAATTTTTACTGCCTCGGCGGTCTTTGAGCAATCGGTCGGTTTCGTCGGCTGCGATTCCAACATACTCGATACCCCCCCCCGCATGGCGTTCAAGCGCTTTCAATTTGTCCGTCGTTCCCCATCGGCACGTCCCGCCACACCATGAATAGCCGTATTTATGGACGATGTTTGTACCGCGTTTTCGCACAGGCTTATCGAACATCTTGTAATCGAATGGCACATTTGGATGCAATTCAATGTATTTTATCCCGTTGGCCCGCAGGATGGGTAAAACCATGTCCCGCGTATCGTAAATGGCTTGAAATTCTTTCCCGGTATCGTAAAACACTACCTCATCGAGTGGATATTTCTTTTCGATGAGCAACAACAGCATAGCCAAGCTGTCTTTGCCGAAACTGACGCTTGCAATGTGTTTCATCGGTTTATATTTTTTAATTCCATTTCAAGCTCCGAGATTCGTTCCCCGGCCTGCCCCAATGCCCTTTCGTATGCGGCTACGGTCTGGGGCGCGATGTCTTTTGCCTTTTTATCCCAATAGCGCCGAATCCAATTCCACATACCCCAATAAAATTTGTCGCGGAGTGATTCGACCGGGAACGCGTGTTTATTACGGTGCAATTCCGGCGCGACCCGTTCCATGCTGAATCCGCCATCGTCGGTGATATACAGCAGCCCGGCAAATTCCGGCACTTCCTCCGTGGAAATGACCCCATGCGGACAGGCGTAATAGAAATAATTGGGCTTCGGCGCGTGTTGGTCGTAATTCAAAGTTTTGAAGCCGTAGAACTCCTCCTCGGTCATAATCAAACCACCCAGCAACTGCATTTTCTTTTCTTTATGCTTGGCCTCATTCAGAAAATCCGCATGACTGACTTTGATTTCGACCTCATACACGCGCCCGCTTTTGGTGATTGCCAGATAATCGGATTCCCACGCATAGAGCATCAAATTGAACATTTCGTATTGCGGGTTCCGCAGTATCGGTTTCCGCATCCACAGGGCCTTTTGGATGCTTTCCTCGGTGTGTTTTCTCACCATGACGCGGGGTTTGCCGCGCTGTCCTCGTATTCCCATGTTCCTGCTATCATTACTTGTGAACTTCGATTATCCGGCTGTAAATGTTCAGCAATGGAAGATTCCATCCGATGACGCGGAATGTGTAGCAACTATCCGTTTGGATGCTGTTGTAGAGAGTGTATTCGTCGTACAGACCGAGGAAGAAATCTTTGCGCAGGTCGAATGTGCCCTTGTCGGTGTAAACCTTGAAATTCCGGGACGTAGATATGTCGCCATCCGTGCCTGAAATGTTATCGTAAAACTGCTTGTGCGTCACCTTGGCTGTGATGGTTCGGTCGTCCGAATATGACACCAGCGCCGCCATCAATACGGCCAATACAATACCGAGTGCGACTACCGCCCACACAGCTCCTATGCTTCGATGTATCAATGCTCCAAATGTTGCCATGATTATAATGCTTTGATGTTGAGTATTGGTTTGATGGTCTGGATGACCTCGACCGTATCGCCGATGCAGTCAATTATGGTCTGCATATCCTTGTAAGCCATCGGGCTTTCATCCAGCGTGGAGGGGCAAACAGACGAGGAATAGATGCCCGCCATTTGGCGCTCGAATTCCGCCATGTCGAGCTGGCGTTTTGCTTGGCCGCGCGCCAATATCCGACCTGCACCGTGAGGGGCGGAGTAATTCCAATCGGGATTGCCCTTTCCCCGGCATAACAGCACGCCGTCGCGCATATTCATAGGGATGACAAGCGTTTCGTCGGCTTCGGCCCGGACTGCACCCTTACGGATGATGTTTCGGTCAAAGTCGATGTAATTGTGTACTGTATCACAAACATACTCGCCCTCGACATCCAGCGCCGCCATAATGCTGCGGATAATAGCCGCCCGATTTTGGGCTGCGAATACTTGGGCGGTAATCATATCGTCGAAATACTCTTTCATATCTGCGCCGAAAAGGTATTTCGACCCGTTGGCCTTTGCTTTGGCCGCATGATATTTGCACACTTGTAGGCCGAAATTCCGAGAGCCGGAATGCACGAACAAATACCATTCGTTGCCACATTCGCCAATCTCGATGAAATGGTTTCCGCCGCCGAGCGTTCCTATTTGGCGGCACACTCCGGCGAAATCCTGCCCAATTTTTCGGGCCAACTGTTCGACGCCGTGATAACCCTCGAAAGCGACTGCCGACGCCCGGTGTGCAAACCCCATTGGAACAGCCGCCCGGATGCGCTCGTCAATTTCCGCAAGGCCCATTGTCATTTTAGGGATGCGCCCGCAGGTTACGCCGCAACCAATATCGACACCGATATGGTTAGGGTTTACGCGGTCGGATATGGGCATCGTGAATCCGATAACGATGTCCACTCCGTCATGGGTGTCCGGCATGATGCGGACGGGAACATTGGCCGAAACCTCATCATCCAAAATGGAATAGATGGTTGCCAACGCAGATTGCTCGACGTTATCAATGAACACCTTGCAATTCTTTCCGAATTTTCCTGTTAATTTTAACATATTCAATTATTTATTCAGTTTTTTATTCTAATGATTTGTAATAGGAAACATTCTCCATCGTTTGCGAAACTTTCATCACTTGGCATAGGGTTTCCCAATCAATGTCCGACATATCTTTGGGGGCCGACGGGTTGTCATCCGCAAATAAGTTGTGTTTATTCACATATGCGGTTGTAACCGTGTCCATCAATTTTTTACACTCTTTACGGTATTGACGTAGGTGAAATGCAAAAAAGGGTTTGAAATCGAGGAATTCAATCTCGGACATTTCCACATAAATTGCCCGGTCACGTTTGTATTTGCACGCCGATTTGGTAACATCGCTCGCGCGGCCAAACATTTTCAACAGGCAATGAAGCAATACGCAACGCTCCTCTTTACCCCGGACGGGGAACTTGCGCTCAATGCGGCGTGTTTGGCGCAGGTCGTCGATGGTAAGCCCATGTTTTTTCAACAGAGCATCCAATGCGGCTTTGGCGGCCAATGCTTCACCGCCAACGCCGCGCTCGGCAAGAGCGAGAACCTTGCGCGCCTTGTCCAATATGGATTCTATTTGCGCGGCCATCAGTAGCGAAATTTCGTGAAATGAATAATCACCATCGGCTTGGAGCGGTCGTATTTCTCAAACCATTTATACCAATCGCTATATGAAAGGCCGTCGTTGCGGGAAAGGTCATCTAAATTCAATAATTTGCGCCTGCGTCCAGACGCTATCGGCGCTGAAATATCCCCGCCGGGGAATGAGAGCATCTGAATGCCGATGCCATCCCGCGCTGTCAAGCGCCCTATCTCCACTTGCTTACTGCGGTAAGGCATCCCCGTCCATTGACGGACGGAAAGGCACGCATCACCGCGTTCGATTTCGGCAAAGCGCTGTTCCCAGAGGGGATAATTCGCCCGGATGGTATGGATTTTCTTGCGGAAATTCACGGCCTTGTAGCCGCACGCCTCGCAATCGCGTGTTTCGTACTTGCAGCAATCGCATGCGGAAACCCCGGCATCGTCCAGAATGGTATTCTGGAATTGCTCTTTGAAATACGTTGGTTCGCCGTGCCTGCGGTGTCCTTTGGGAAATTGCTGCGAAAGTGTTATGACATACGTTTTCATTTCTTTGCGGTAATTTTTATCTTCTGTAACTATGTGAATCGTAGTAAATCCTATCGAACATTTCGATGATGCGGTCAGATATACGCGGCCCGTATCTTTCGCCGAACTCGCGGTCTTCCAAGTTGCTCGTAACAATGGTGAATTTCCGGGTGTCGTAGCGGTGATAAATCAATTCCACCAGAGGCGAAAATTCATTGCCCCACGATTTCACGACTACGGGTTCACATCCAACATCGTCGATAAATAACAATTCGGCATTTTTAAGCTGCTCGAATCGCCCTGTTTCGTCTTTGGCGATTTTTGCCATATCAAGCGCCGACGTTTGCCGAACGGCTTTCCTGTCGCTACTGTACGATGACCGATAAAGAGCTTCGATGAGGGTACATATTGCTTTCGCCATCGTCGTTTTCCCATTGCCCGGCGTGCCATACAATAGCAATCCCGGTTTCCGGTTTTCGGTGAGCCATTTTGCAACCTTTGCAATTCGGCTGGTGGTCTGTTCATCCATGTCTGGCGTCATGCAACGCTCGCGCACCATCGCCTCGTAGGTCATCGACAAGAGAGCCGGAATATCCTCAACATGGCGGTCAATCTTAAAGCGTTGATGAGCCGCCCGGTTTTTCAGAATTTCCGCGTAACGGTTTAGTAATTCCTCGCTCATTGATTCTCTCGTTATTGTATCGTTCTACAACCCAGCACAGAATGGCGCGGTAGTCACTTTTGTACGTTTTTCCGTTCGCCCCCTTGTAGTTATCCAAAATTTCAATCATTCTCTTGGCCGCATCTTCGCCGTATTTGGTGCATAGGAGTTTGTATTCGTTTTCGGTCATGCGCACATACTCGGCATATTTCTGGTGAATTGGTTTGGCCGGGGGCATGGCAGGCGGTTGGGTAGGTTCGGTTGGTGGTGAAACCACCTCCGGAACAGCAGCCGGAATAACCGTTTCCCCCAGACCCCCATTGTCCATGTCTTTATCCATTTCCATTTCTTTATCCATATCCATAGCCCCTTGCAAGGGGCTTGTATGGGGCTTATTTATGATGAGTTCAGTTTTGTCATCATCCCATAAGCCATAAGATTTGAGGGCCGTGATGACCGACGAATGCGCGCGGTTTTGCGGGTTCAGTTGCCCGTATTGGAATTCAATAAAGCTGACAATAAACCAGCGTGTGCCGCCATCCAATTCGATAACTCGGATTTTGTCGGCATTGAAAAACCGCAGGGCCGCCTCGCGCTCCACATTCACATCCTTACCCAGATATATGCGTGCAATCTCAAAATCGACAATCCAAATTCCGGCGTGATTGCAGTCGTTACAGATGTAATCCCAAAGGAGCTTGTAAGCCCCTTGTAAGCCCCTTAAAAAAGGCTTTTTGTATTTGTCTGTATCGGTAAATCTTTTTGCCATTTTGCCTGTCTTTTTTGCATTGAAAACCACTCCCCACCCCATTTAGTGGGGAGTGGTTTGAATCGTCGAAATCCCGATTATTTGATATTCCGCTCAAACTCCTTGGAGGGTTTGAAACCGGGGATGTCGTGCGCAGGCACGATAATCGGCGTATTCCGGGCAATATCGCGTGCGGTCTTTTCCTGACGGTGGATGCGCTTGAACGTGCCGAAGCCTCGGAGTTGCACCTCCTTTTTTCCCGCGACGGCATTTTTGATTTCGTGCATGATGGCCTCCAATGCCTGCATTGCTTGAGTGCGCGAGATACCTGCTGCGACGGCGGCCTTTGCCGCTAAATCCTGTTTTGTTACTGCTTTTTTCATTTTTTGAATGTTAGATGGTTGATATTATTTGATGAGGAGATATTCCCCGTAAAGGGACATGAATTGTTCTGCGGCATAATCCGCGAGCGCTTCCGTGCGGAAGCAAAGGCGCGACCCGACATCCGCATACGCACTCGAGGGGGCGTAACCCGAGGGCGCATAGCCGAGGCCCGCAGTTTTGGTGTCCACATACCACCAGTTGAACCATTTATTTTCGTTGGAATTCGTCCAATCAGGTTCCCAACCCTCATTCAGCGCACGGGTAATGATGGTAAGCTTGTGGAATGCAATGATGGATTTGCGGTCTTGGGGCATACATCCCGATACGTCAGGCAATGAACCGTCGGGGTCAATGCCCAGCACGTCGCAAGCGTCCTCGTAGCTTTTCACCAAATCGGTGATTTTGGCCTCGAAAACCTCCCTGCCGAATAGATGCTCCAGCATTTCCTTTTCAGCCGATTTACTGCCCCGATAGGCTGCAACAACGGCATTTCTACTTACTTCTAACTTCTTCATAATCGAATTTCTTTGATTTGGTTAATTTTTTAATCATTATGCCCGCCTTGCGTTTGATGTTGATGGTGCGCGTATCTTTCCCCGGCAGGCTTTCGAGGGCTTCGAGCAACCTGATGATTTCATCCCGATGCTGATTCGATATGGCGTACATGGCTTATTCACAATAAAAACCCTGAAATCTCACAATGTCCGGGTATTCAGGCGAACGCATCAAACCGTCGCCCAACCCTGCGAGCGTTTCTGCTCCTGCTTCGTCTAAAACCACTTTTGAATCCACCTCTTTCGGAACGCGAAAACATATTTGGACGGGGAAATTAACCTTTGCATCGCCCGTTATCACCTTTGTCGATGCACGTTGTGTGGCAGCAATCACACGATAACCCAGCGAACGGCCTTTTTGTAACAACATCCGCAGATTTTCTTCAAGCGATTTCTCGCGGCCAACCGTCACAATTTTCATCTTGGGTGCGCCGTTCGCATACACCCCGATAATTTCCTCGCGCTTTATGTCGAGGGAGGCCCCGGAACGAGCCGATTGAACGGCATCCGCGAATTCATCGAATATCACCAATGTTTTGGCGTTCTCGCCCGTCCTCGCACGTTCCTGCATTTGCTCTACCAGCCATTTCATCTGGCGTTCGATGTCTGTGATGTCGTTGAAAACGCTGACACCATCCCCCGCGAAACGACCAAATTCACACTTGGGGTCGAATATGATTATATCACGCACTCCGGCCAGCCTTGCGTAGTTGAGTGTCGATATGATTGACACCGATTTCCCGCTACCCGTCGCGCCGCATATCAACACATGAGGGGTGGACTGATTATTCATGTCCCATACTACCGTCCGTCCGAAATTATCGACGCCAATGGGGATTTTCTCGGCATCGAGATATGAGGGGTCGAAATACAGGTCTTTGGTGCGCTTGTGCTGCACTTCCACGCAGAGATAAGACCTGCCATCGTACACCGTAAGATTGTCGCAGATACGCACCGATGCGACATTTAGCGCCCCTGCAATGTCCAATTTGTAGCGCGCGACATTGGCTATTTTCACACCTGCTGACGCTTCAAGCAAATATGTGTTTGAGGAATATCCCTCGATTTCATGCGCGACTTTAACGATGATGCCGAAAGTGCGCAAAACGTGCTCTATTTTCTCTTTGTTGTCCATGTTGCTTTGTGATAAATCGTAAGTGATGAATGATTGGGCACAACGTCTGAATTCCGATATGACACGAGGCGAAACGGCAACGATTGACGCATCACGAATTTTCTTTTGCCTTTTGGCTATGAGTGTGCGTTTGTCGTAGGGGATGGCAAAATCATCCACCTCTGCGGTCATCGTTTTTATCCAGAAATCATAAAGCTCGGCCTTGTCGGAAAGGGTGTCGCTGTCGTTTATCGTAAACACATAATCGGGATTGCCGACAGCCTCAACCATGCGCCGCAGGGGTTCGTAAAGCATCGCTTCGTAAAGTCTGCGCGTATCTTTATCGAGGGTGATTTTATAGCAGCGCATCTGTGGGGATTCATCCCGATTCCGACTGTGTTTGTTTTCCACAAACCAGACGTCATTGACTTGCATCCCCGTCTGGGCCTCGAAACATTTTACATACGTGATGGCTTGTTTGCCGCGCGTGAGCGCAACATCCTTTTCGTCGGTATAGCTTGCACGGCTTTTATGGTCGATAATCACAACGCGGCCATCCTTTAACCGGGCAGCGAGGTCTATGACTGCATGACACGGTAACGGTATATCTACGCCGTTGATAGTTAGCCATTCCTCACAACGTAGTTCCACACCCAAAACCTCCGCAAAATCCTCGATATACGTGTTTATTTCGGACAGGAAATTTTTGAGCAAGGCCGTGACCGTATTGCTTGCGACTACACGGCATTCTGCAATGGTGGGTGTCGTTTTCTGTGTTCGCCAATCATTCGCCGGAATGCCGTCAATGTAGTCGTATGCTTCCGATGTTAGGTCTGCGAGGGAGGCGTCTGCCCCTTGCTGCATATTGCGGAAATACAACTCCAACGCTTTATGATAAGCATTGCCCGCCACCGATGTCGCAGAGCGTTTTGAACGCTCGCAATATATTGATTGGCGTTCAAATTCTTTTTCGTTGCGTGCGAACGTCGATACTTTGCTGTAACTCCATGAATTAACAAGGTAATTGGACAGCAAAGCCTCGCGCTGTTCGTCGGTGTATGATGCGTAAATGCTCATGCTACATCAATTCAGGTTGTTCGTCTTTTTTGATACCCTTTTTCTTGCTCTCGACCTCTTTTAGCTTGGCTTCCTCGGCCTGTTTGCGCTCCTCAATGGGGGCGATGAAACTTTCCTGTACCGTTGTGGTTCCCTCCTTGATGGCGTTCCATGTGGCTTTCAGCTCGAAAATCATCTCTTTGTCGATTTCCTCTATTTTGGATATTCCGAAATACTCGAAAATCATTTTGTCCGTGACGCCGATTTTGGCGTAATTCGATAGACAGTTTTGCCGGGAGGTTACAAGGTCTATGGCCTTGCCCATAGCCACCTCTTTCACTTCGGAAATGACTTTTTTTGTAACGGCTTTCGGAACGACTTTCAACACTGCATTTCTGAAAGCAATGGCAGATGCCGCGTTGCCCGTGACGACCTGCATATCTTCGGAAAATGTCTTACCATCCTTGTTGGTGATGCGCCGTTTCACTTCGACCGATACAGCCATGTTCGTTTCGAGGTCGTGGCAGACGCCTTGCGCGGTGATGGTTTTACCGTCGTTCCCGATGATTCGAGTTTGGACACGCAAGTTTCCCCATGCGCTGGCTATAATTTCCGCCATCCTTACCGATAACCCCTCGATAAGTTGGCCGCCGTTTGCCCCATTGCGGCGCAAGGCGTAAAAACAATCTTCCGCCGTTTCCGTGTCCATTGTGGCATAGGTGGCGATTTTGTTCAACACGTCAGGCAGGTTTCTGGGGTATTGTTTTGCCGTTGATACCTGCATATCAATCTCGCTCCGGTTAATTGCTTGCAGGACGTCCGCCTGTTTGATTTCAATAATTTCACTCATGGCTTTGAATTTTTATTTGTTGATTAATAGTAGTCGTGGCCGCCGGGCATTGAATCCCAATCCGGTTCATTTTCGTATTCGATTGCACCTGTGCCGTCGCATTCTGCGCATTTGTCGGCATCCCGTTGGTCTTTCGGCAGGGCGTCATATTGCGCCTTGGTGATTTGGTCGCCGTCTTCGTTGTAGTAGATTTCGCCAGCGCCCTTGCAGGCCGGGCAGATTGTCATATTTGGCTCTGGTGAGCAACATGGGCATCCCGGCAATCCATTGCATACTGGACAACTCATGGCGCTCTACATTTGGGCCTCAATCCGGTTCTCTTTGCAATAATTGACCGCGACCGACACCGCCCGGAATTTGCGGGTGTGGCGCTTCCCTTTGCGGGTGATGACAATGGATAGGCTGCCATCATCATTGAAAATTGCTTTGGCTATTCGTTTCATTTTTTTGCGGTATTTAATTGGTTTACATTTGTATTCTTGCTTTTCGTTTCAATTCCTTGAAATTGAGCAATAGTGCATCTGAACCCCGGATGAGAATTTTCCCGTCGGTACTATCTGGGTGTTTGTCAATAAGTCCCATTCCCACGTATTTGCGGACGGTTTCCGGATGGACTCCGTGCAATGCGGCGACAGCCTCAACAGTCAGCGCCGCTGCATAGAACCTGCTTGCGTCGATGGTGTTGGCTTTGAGGCGCGCGTTTTCCTCGGTCAGCCGGATGTTTTCGGCCTGCATTTGTTGAATGCGCATTATGGCGTCCTGCACGTTCATTACTATTCCTCCTTGAAAAGATTGTGTTTGTGGGCATAGTCAATAAACTCGGCTTTGTCGCGCACACCAATGCGGGTGTATGCGTTGCGGACGTGATTATGTACCGTGTGAGGCGACAGAAAAAGGCGCTCGGCGATTTCATCCTCCGGGAGTTGTTGAAAAACAAGCTCCAAAACGCGCATTTCCGACGGGGAAATTTTGCTATTGAATTGAGGGTGGCATACGACATTCTCCATTGGGCATTCGCCGCGCATAGGGCAGGGAACATGCTCGAAATGGAAATTGTTTTTTGCGTCGATGTCATTTTGCGTTTCGTCGATGACACCGAAATTGCATTTGCAAAAAGCTTGAACAATTCGGAATTGGTAATATGTAGTATTCGCCGAACATCGTTTGTATCGTTCTTGCAGGATTGCCAACGCACGCGGGTAGAATTCCTCCAAATGCTTAATCACCGAGCGCACCAAGTCGCGGTGTTGCTCCGTCAGACGTTCATGTTTCCCGGACGAATCCCGAAACCACACGTCGCTCTCGAAAGTGTAAAATTCGGTGCTATTCATGGCTGTCCAGAAATTTTGTACGATATTGAGGAAACAGGATTTCAGCAGGGATGCTCGTGAGTTCAGCGATGGTGTCGCAATGTTCCTTTTTTGCGGGCATACGGCCCTGTTTTACCCATCCGTATGCGCATTGGAATGTTACATTACAGCGAGCCACGATTTGTCGGATAAGCTCCGATTTGGGTGACGCCGTTTCGGGCAACTGCTCATAATGTTCCGGCAATGTCGGCCCCTCGCTATGACACATGGGTGTCATAAATACGTCTTTTCCTTGTCCTTTCATTGTGGTTGTCAATATTAAAATCTATATTTGCATCGTTGATTCTTTTATCAACAGCACAAATATAGAACTAACTGTTCACATAGCCAAATAAAAGTAGAACTATTTTTTCACTTTGAGCGAAAAATATTTTCACGCCATACACATATGACTAAAACAGAACGATTTAACAAAGCCGTCGAATACTTGCTGGAAAACAGGAAGATATACAATCGTAGCGATTTGGCAGGCATCCTCAATAAGCACAAAAGTTATATTTCGGAGGTGTCCAATGGCAAACGAGAGTTGAGTGAACAATTCGTTCTGTCGCTATGCGCTAAATTTCCAGAGATAAGCGCAAGCTGGTTGATGACCGAGGAGGGGACAATGGTTATTGATGCCGATTCGCTCGAACAATTCCTAACGGAGCAGGACAAACAGATTGCCACGCAACAACAGACCATCCAAGACCTTTCATCTACGGTGCGTAGCCTATCTGAAACCGTTGCCGAACAGCAGCGTACTATCGCCCGGCTTCAAGGCGAAAAAGAAGCGCTGGAAAAAAGAATCACCGAGGGGAATATCTCTGCCACGTCTGCCTCAACTATTGGTGTAATAAAAACCCCCAGACCATAATTTGCTCAACAGATAAATCATGTTAGACAAAACCAATCTGGAAATTAAACAGCGATTTTACGAGGCGTTCGACAAGCTCGCAGAGATTGGTATGCTACAAAGCAAAACGGCATTTTATACAGAATACAAAATCAATAAAAACAACTTCAATAACGCGCGGCATATGGACAATAGACGTATTGATGTCCGGTTACTTGGAGTTATAGTTGAAAAATACAATGTTTCGGCCTATTGGCTGCTGACCGGAAATGGCAAAATGTTCGGTAATAAATGATAAGTTTTTACCTCATAAACCTCAAACGGAGCACATCCGCAATCGGCATTCTGGTTTCTTTCCGGGGGGCGAAATACCGACGTTCTGTTGGCGAATCCATCCCGGTGAAATATTGGAATAAAACAAAGAAACGGGCAAAAGTCACTTCCGAATTCACCTACGGCAACAGCATCAATGACACCCTTGATAAGTGGGATGCTGCGGCCCTGCGCACGCTTTCATTCTTCAAAGAATATTACAATCCGCCCACCTCGGCCTCATTTTTCGCCCAACTTGACAAGGAATATTACAAGGATGAAAAAGAGGAACCGCAGCCGATGCCGTTCACGGATTATATGCGGGTTTATATTGACCGCTATGAAAAAGTCCGTACAGGCATCACCATCCGCAAATACAATACGGCGCTGAATAAATTGCTGGAATACGAAAAATCATGCGGTAAAAAATTGCTGTTCGAGGACATCGACATTGATTTCTACAACAATTTTCAATTCTGGTTTTATGAGCAAGGCTATGCCGATAATTATTTCGGCAGCGTCATCAAAATAATCAAGCAGACATTTACCGAAGCGCGCCGTGTGGACAAATTGCATACCTGCGACGGTATTGAACATAAAGATTTCATCACCGTGTCGGCGGAATCCGACAACGTGTATTTCAATGAGGATGAATTGTTAAAAATTCACCGATTGAATTTGACACCGGAATTTCTATCCGAAAAATACCCCAAATTGACACCGCGCCGGATTCTGCAAAAAATCGAAAGCTTGCACAGGGTGCGGCAACGATTCTTGATTGGTGCATACACCGGACTGCGCGTGTCCGATTTCGCCCGGTTAGGTGACATGAATATTGGGGAATTCATACGCATAAATGCGCTGAAAACGAAATCCAATACTGTTGTCCCTATTCATCCGGTTATTGCCGAAATTTTGGATGCAGGATTTGATGCCAACATTTCGGTGTCCGACCAAAAAATAAACAGCCACATCAAAGAATTGGCGCGGCTGGCTGGAATAACTGAAAAGGTATTATTGAATCGGCACATCGGAGGAAAGGTGGTGGAAATATACAAGGAGAAATGCGACCTCGTAAGTACGCATACGGCGCGCCGCTCTTTCGCTACGAACGCATATAAAGCCGGAGTGCCGACTATTGCAATAATGAAAATGACCGGACACAAAAAGGAATCGACGTTTTTGAAATACATCAAAATATCTGCCGAAGAGAATGCCGAAATGTTGAAAAATCATCCGTTCTTTGCTGGGCCGGAGGTTCCCGAAATGAATGCCGAAGATGAGGCCGAAATGATACGCATGGAATCGAATGAAATCCGGATGATGAATGGCGAATTGGATGTGGAGAAATAACGGTGCATGACCTTGCGCATGACCTTATTATTCCTGCACATATTTGGAATATTGTTTTATTTTCGTAAATTTGTCGGTCTAACGCATTGAAAATAATACCAAAAGCAAGGATATACAGGAAATTACGGTGTCCGGATGCGGGATCCCGAGTCGTGCCTATGGGGTGTTTATGACCGGACGGACTCCGGGAGGATTTACCTCGAACACATGGCCTGCGACCTGACCCGCATCGGTCACTGGCTGCCTTTGCCGTCGGAGTATCGTTATGCACGTCGTGCCAGCCGCGACGAGCTGCGAGACTTCTTCTACCTGCTGGGCTGCGACGACACGCTCGCCCAAGCCGCCCGCTGACGGTCGGCCGCCCTGAGGCGGTGCCCGTAAGATGTAAGCCGATACTGTGATGCCCTGTCCACAGTAGGAAGCTCACCACGGTCTTTCCGTGGCGGTTTCCTTTGTTGCCGGGGTATTGTTGTTTAGTCATGGAATGGATGGCCCCCGCAACCGGAATACCCACGTAGAGATCGGATTCTGTCAGCTACCGCCGGCAGGATCATATACCTGAAAACCATCCGGCCCGATTCTCGAGTGGAAGATCGGGCCGGATGGTTTATTCGGGTGGGTTGGGATTCAGTTTCAACTGGTTGAACGGATTCTTCGTAATTCCTTTCCGGTTTCAGGTGGATCGGTAATGAGTGATATGATAGCATAACGAAAGATGCCCCCATCGGAGGCATCCTTCGTTTATGAGATAGCGATATTGCTATTTCGTCAGATTGAATGAAGTGTACTTCGTTTTGAAAGTGGACGTTGCCATCTTGGCATACTTAGCACCCGAGCTATAGCTGCTCAGAGCGGATACGGATGCCATCGAAGCAGTCCCGTTTGCTTTCACCATGCTGATCGGCGAAAGCATGTCGTCAGCAAAACCTACGGTCGAGGCATCGATTTCATAGAAATATCCGGCGGCAATCGCAGCCCATTGTTGGCCATCTGTGGATCGGATAACATTGTTGGCGAAAGCGAAAGTCGTATTGTCGCTCAGGAAGCCGCAGATGAACATAATCGGTTCGCCAATAAACACCGTACTCTTGGAGGTATCGTTAATGTTTACACAGAGAGGACCGAAGTAGAAGGTCGCCGTCACCGATTTCGTACCGCCTTCTTCTGTGGGCACATCGGCCGTTACCTGTCCGTATTCCTGGCCGAGCATATAGAGATAGCCGACATTCTGATCTTCCTGCGAAGGCATAAATACGCCGTAAGCAGGGTGAGCCTGGGTGAGCTGTGCCGAGTTGGAACCCCAGCCCTTAATATCGTAACCCTTCAATGTCATCGAGCTGCCATCTTCGAGATCTACGACGTAATCATCACCCGCGCTGATGTTGATTGCGTAGGTTAATTCGGTTTCGCCATCCATCGTTGCGGTCAGCGTCCAGTTGCCGAGGAACGAATCATAAGAAGCCTGGTAGATCGGCTCGCCATTCGAGGGCTGCGTTACAGTCACCGATTTCTTCAGTTCGCCGGCCGTGACGGTAAGCGTGGTCGAGCGATCTTCGCCGGTTTCGTTGGGATCGGCAGTCACCGTGACGCGGGTCGCACCCTTCTCGGCATCGCACCAGTCCTGCTCGGCCAGTGCAATATCCCATGAACCGTCCGTCTTGACATATACCTTGGCCGAACCGCCGGCAGCCGGAATCTCGACCGAGGTGATTTCCGCACCGCTTGCGTCAGTGAGCATCAAGGAATTGGCAGGTGTAGGAGTCGGTTCGTCGTCGTCCGAGCAACCGGTGAACATCACACCGCCGCCGGCCAGAAGCAGAGCGGCGAATAACATTGATAATTTTTTCATAGACATGCTTGTTTTGTGGTTTTACAAATGCAAATATAATAAGTTTTTCGAGACAGCTGCCGTTAAAATGAAAATATTGTTAAAAAAATCGGCGTTTCAGTTGGATTCGGCTGTTATCCGCCGCCTTTATGACGGCTTTGCGGCGAAATCGCGACCCCTGTTTGCACGCCAGCGCAGGAAACATAAATTATACCAACCCTTTCGGATTCCCCCTTTTTGCACGTTTCTCCTATTCCGCAATCTATACCGTACAGGGATGGGTGTGGGGGCCATGCCGCCGGCTGTTTGCTTGTCGGGTTCCGGCTTGCGATCCGTCGGATTCACCGGGCTACTCCTCTCCGTGACGCCTGCGTGCCGGATCGGGCTTATCCGATTTCAACATGCCGTCTGTCGCAGAGGTCGCACGGTGTCGAACCCGCAGGGCTAAAACGCCGGACTGGCTTCCCGCGGCACCGCCCTCTGTGCGGCCTCCTGCTCGACGAGGGCCAAAAGCTCGCGCGCCTGCTGCTGGTTGGCCTCTGCAAAGGCGCCATCGACCACGCGTTTCTTCACCCAGATCATCCGGGCGCCCCGGCGCTTTGCGAAGTCGTGCATCACCCAGTGGGTGCGGCCCCACGAACGGGCTGCCGTGACGCCGACGTCGCAGGCGTGCTGCTCGAAAAAGTCGCGGTTTTCCCGCACTTCGTCCTCGGTGTCGCCCGGCGTGCATACCCCGACGGTCAGCCCGCGGTAGCGGACGACTTTCCGGCGGTCGTGTCCTTCGGGCTGCGGCTGAGGCATGGGCGAGGCGGTGGCCGACGCCTCCAACAGGTCGATCAACAGATTGAGCGTATCGGTTTTACCCGTATAGCCTCTGCGGAAGAGGCCGATAATAGCTTGCAT